GCAGTGGTGCCGTGGTACAGGCGCTGCTGCACCTTGCTAGGCTCAATGAACTTGGCAAGGTTGGCCTGACGCTCTGCTGCCGGCAGGGTCTCCTGAGTGCCCTTGAGCAGCTTGGCCAGCTTGGCGATCCCTCCAGCCTGCATCTGAGCTTCGCCACCCTCGGCGAACTTCTTGACCTTCTTGGCCCAGACATGTTCGCGGCCCTTGTAGTTCAAAGGTACGTCACCGCCGGACTCGGCCCACTTCTTGAGCGCTTGCGCAGACGACCGCGCTTTAGCCATCGCCTTGAGTTTCTCGATTGCCTTAGCCATGTCCGGACCCTTTCACAGTGCCGACATCATAAACGTCGGGGCTTGTCAAGTCCACCCTCGAGGCCAGCCAATGATCAACCGCAGCATGCGCCCACTTCGCCATAGACTCCGACCGCATACCCGGATCAACCAGCAACTCGAGCCGGTTCTGGCACACCGTTGACTTTGCGCAACTGACCGCGTTTGGCGTGATCGTCCAGGCCTTATTCATATCTTTAGACTGCATACGGGTTTACCCTGCGTTGTCTGCCGGTATCGGCATAGTCCTCGTCGTCCCAGTCTTCCTGAGGCGGCGGGTCGATCTCGAGCCAGCCGGCGTCCCGCAGATATCGCAGGGCCTGGGTGCAGGCATCGACGTAATCGTCATGAGTGGTCGCTGGGAACGAGCAGATCTGGCTCACGAACCCCTCGGCCCAGTCCTTGACGAACCCCTTCCTAGCGTCCGACTCGGGTATCCAGACCCGACCGCGGGCGATGATGTTGCTGACGATGTTCAGCCGCTGCATCTTGTCGGCCCGGCCAGGGTTGTAGGCCCGCACGGGCAGGTGCGCCCGCTGCAAGTCCTGGATCAGGCTGATGCCGGCGCTCTTGTCCTCGATCAACAGCAGATCCACCCGCTTCCTGTCCTTGCCCTCGCCGAAGACCGTCTCGTACTCCTCGATCACCTTTGGCCTCAGATCCGGGTACTGCATGCGCTCCTGCCAGCAGTCGATGACCATTGCGGACATCGGGCCGTCTAGGGGCTTGAACACGCCAAAGGTAATGCAGGCCGTCGGGTCGTTCTGCACCTTCTCGGAAGTGGCCACGTCGTAGGACTGGACGATGTACTCGAACTTCGGGAAAGCCTTGCCGGCCGGCCAAAGCTTGAACATGTCCCGGCTGACGATGCCGCCTTCCTCGGGGTCGATGATCTCGGCGTAGATCTCCTGGCGGCCCAGGGTCGTCCCCTCATATTGAAGGATCTGCTTCCTGAAGTTGTCAGACAGGTTCGCAAGGTTGGCGTAAGTCGAGGCGGTCGTCAGCACGACGTCGTCTCCCTCCCGGCCCACAAGCTCGACGATCAAGTCCTTGGGCTTCGGGGTTGTGGTGCAGATGATCCTGGTGCGCTGGCCCAGTCGGACACCGAACATGATCTGGTCCCAGGCGTCTTGAAGGTAATCCCAGGCGGCCAGCTCGTCGCACCACGCTCCATGAAATTGTGGCCCCCGGAAGCGCTCAGGCTCCGATGCGGGTATACCCTTGATGAGCGAGCCGTTGATCAGCTTGAGTTCGTGGAGGGCCTTGTTGTAGTCGGCAACCAGGGCAGAGGGAATTACCGTCATCAGGCCGGAGTCGCCCTCAAAGCACGTTGATCTGACATCGCTCGAGGTCGGGGCGGCCACCAGCCAGCGGGTGCCTGGGTTCTCCCAGGCCCACCAGCCGATCTGCTCCGCGGCCGTCCGGGTCTTGCCGGCACCGCGGCCAGCGAGCATCAGCCAGATCGACCACCAGTCCCCATGAGGCAGCACCTGATGCTTGTGCTGGACCTGGAACCAGGACATCCGCCATGCCCAGGCAAGCCTGAACTCCGGCCTAGCCGCCTTGAGACTCGCCTGGACCTCCGGGTCGGCGAGGATCTCGGCCATGTCAGTCATCAGCCTGCTTCTTCAACTCGACGTTGTTGAGCATCGCGGTCAGCAGGTTCTCTGCCTGCACCTCCGCCTCAATCTTGATTGGGCTGTCAGCATCCCCGGCTAATTGAACCCGGTCGCCATACCGCTTCGGGTTCCACTTGGCCAGAAGCTTCAGGGCGATCTCGGCCTTGGCCTTCTGCCATTGAACATAGCCCGAGTCGATCCGGCCACCACCCTCGGACAGGATCCGCTCAGGAGGAAGGTTGATGTCTAGCCAGACCTGTTCGGCAATGGCATCCTGGCCAACTTCACGAGCGCGTGCGATGGATGCGGAAAGAGCCTCATCTCGCGTCATCCAGTCATACACCGTTCTCCATGCTGGCATGCCGTCCATTCGGCAGATTTGTCTTAGGGGGACTCCATCTGCTAGGAGCTCGCACATCTGCCGTGCGATCTCTGGGGTGTACTTGGATGGGCGGCCCATCTTCTTTATGGGCTCTATAGGCTTTTGCGGCGCGATGGATACCTCACCCTTGGCTTTGGGCTTTGCGGCCTTCTGAGGCTGTTTTGGCGCCTTTGCGGCGGTCTTCTTGGCGGTTTCTGGCATTACCCGTATTCCTCGCTCAGTTGTTGGGGCCTACTCGCTGCACTGGGTCTCGGTGACCATGGGACTTGTCCGCAGCATCCGCTTTCGGCTTGATCTATAACCGATTCGGTTTTGATTCGGTTTCGGTTCGCTATTGATTCGCTTGATTGTTGGTAATCGCGCATGCACTTTCAGGGCTTCGCCTGCCCCTGCATTTTATCCTCTTTCGACTGCCGGTGGTGGAATTCTGAGCATAGCAAGCCCATACCGTGAGACACGGGCCCGCTTTCCTGCCGTATGGAGCCATTCCTCGACAGCATCCCAGACTTCTTTCAACCGCCCGGCTCTGGGATTCGCCCACCGCCCCCGCTCTGGCTTGCTCGTGTCACGGGGTTTCGCATTCATCACCACCGACGTACCGCATGATGTGCGGTTGCCACTGGAAACAAAAAAGCCGTTTACTACTGCCCCTGGTAGGAACCCTTGATTGAACAAGGGCAGAGGCATGAGTAAACGGCTTCGACTTGTCGCTTCCTACGGCAACGGTGCGCAGTATACGCCCGACGCAACGAATGTCAACAGGTTCTACAAAGTATTTTTATAACCGATTCGCTTTCGACTGGGTTTCGATTGGGTTATTGCCGCATCTGTCGCGGCCTCCATCTGCTCCTGTGCCTCTCTCTCTAACTGCCGCCTTTTGAGATAGGCTATGTGATGAATTCTGAAAACGCGGCGCCTTCCTTCATCGAACCGGCTGTGCTTTGGGTCAACGTCAGAATTTCTATGGGGCTCCAGCAAGGCCTTGCGCATAGCCTGCGGGTCAGCACCAATCAGGGCGGCATAACCTGCAAAGTTGGTGTCCTCATCAAACAACCACGCGACGGCAGACTGAGCCTCTGAGCCGCTGCTGTGCTTGCTTGATGCGTCCTCAATGGCCTGGGCGATCACGGCAGCCAGCAACCGGGCGCAGGCCACGGTCTGTTGGTCAGCATTTGGATGGGTTGAGACAAAATCAATCATGTATTTTCTCCTTTAAAGTTTCATTCACAAAAAGCACGCAAGCAAGATCGCAATGAAGAATGCCGCGGCTGCCAGCACCTCCCAGATCAGGCCATCCCCGCCCTGGCTGGGGCACTGTCGCCCCTGCTCACACTTCTGGTTGCAGGGCGGGCACCAGTCGTTGAACAGTGGCATGGCATCCAGTGCGTCGTCCACCGCCTCGAGCGCACGCTGCGTTTTTACCTGATCAATCGGGAATGGCAGCGTAGCCATGTGAAGTGCTTCTTGAGCCAGCTTCAAAGCTTTGGTTCGGATGGCGGCGGCTTCTTCAATGTCCCCCTGATGCTTGTCTCCCGTCGCGTACATGTCTAAGTTGCCAGCCAGCCGCTGGGATTGTGTCTTCTTAGTCATAGCTCACGCCCTCCTTCAATGCAATCGCATCGGGGTAGTGATGCTTGAACTTGGCCCAGTACTCTTCCCGCTCATCCTTGGCCTCGCACCACTGGAAGAGGGCGTACCACATAGGTATGTCTCGCCCGCGCTCAAACATGTCAATCGCATCCAACATGGACAGCACCACTTCTCTTTGAACTTGGTAGAAGTCGCACAGCAGCGCAAGCAGTTGTCTGTCAGTCATGCAATCCTCCAGCAGCGGAAAGTCTTGTCGGCCACCTGCCGCACGGTGAATTTCATCCCGTGTTTCAGGCCAAAGCGCATCGCTGCCACAGACACCGCCGGGCGTTTAACGTCCGGCGGCACGGCGAAGCTGTCGCCCACCTGCATGCCAGCAAACGGGTACTTTTTCGGTATGGGCACGTTCTTTTCGATCTTCACCTCGGCCTCCTCAGTCGGCCTCTACGATCAGCATCAGGGCGGCGATAAGCTCGCGTGCAGCCTCTTTGCTCATAGTGGTGTAGGCGCTGCCGCCTCGCACGTTCATAGACAGCCACAGGCCGTCCTCGTGAGAGTCGGCGAAGATGCGTGCCTCGTTGGCGGCGATGGAGAATTCAAGTTCTTGTTTCATGATGTCGCTCCTTAGATTTTGTCGAAGTGAAGATGTCCAAATACGGTGTCGTTCTTGCAGTACCCGCAGTAGGAGTACGCGAAGTTAGGGCCGATGTCGTCGTGGACTTCGGTGCAAACAGAGCAGAAGGCCAGACGGTCGTGGGCCAGGGCGCTTGCGTAGTCGGAAGTCGGGCGGTAACGCACTTCGCCGTCTTCGTTGTAAAACTTGGTTTCCAGTTCGTTCATTTCGCTTTTCCTTCGCTGTTGGTGTCTGATTCAACGGTCGTTGAACTGTGAACGGATGGCCTCAGCCTCAGCCTTGGTGCGGCCAAAGTAGGGGTGACCACTCTTGCCCTCGGCACACCAGTCGTTGATGCCATGCTCAATCTGCTGCTCAATGTTTAAGTCGTTAAACGAGGGGTTCAGGACTTCGTATGCTTCGCGGTTCATTTCACTTCTCCTTCGCTATCCTGCTGATTGCAGTGATGCCATTGTAATCTGAAGTTACAGATATACGCTATACCCGAGTTCATCACAGGGGTATTGCATGCACAAAGCCCGGTATATCTTGCGCCTATCTTTGCTCTGTGCATTTTTCAAAAACCATGTAAACCACTGTGACCATTGGCTGTATTGGCGAAGAACCACCGTAATGCTTGGATGGCGCAGCTTGCGCATGGCATTGGAGTAGATCTGCTGCGCCCGCGTCCCGGTAACGCCGAGCTTCTCTCCGCACTCTGTAAGCGTAAGCTCATCCCAAAACCGCATCCTGATCACCATCGCCTCGCGCTTGGTGAGGGCATCGATAAACTCCCCAATGATGCGCTGCAAGTCAGCAAGATCTTCCTGGGGCATCGGGTCGGTGATCATCCACTCAGGCAAGCCGTCGAACTCCTGGCCATTTGGCTCCTGATGCCGGCTGCGCCAGAGATCTCCCACCTTGGGGTGGTACTGTGCCAGGGGCTTGTCAGCGATCATTCCTTGCCTCCTGGCGACCCCGCTCGACAAGGCGGCGGGCTTCCTGGTGCTCGTCGATTGCTTCGACCTCGAGCATCAGGCGGATGTTCTGCATCTTCGCAATGATTGCTGTGTCGGTCTTGCCATCAATGATGGCCTTCTCGAGCCGGTAGCCGGCGTTGATGTAGCTTGCTTCGGTGTTTTTCATGGTCAGAAGTTGTAGTCGTAAAAACGGGTGGGCTTGTCGGACAGGCCGAACTTGCGGCCATGCTTGTCTTTCCAGCCCTGCTTGCCCAGGCGGATGCGGATGATCTTGTTCTCGGGGTTGCTCGAGATGAACCACCGCTGATCACGCTGGTTGACGCAGTGCCCGGCAAAGCCACCGGCCACCCACTCGAGCTTGACCGACTCATCCTGCACCGCGTCCATCTCGCGGATCTCGATGGTCTTGTCGCTGATGACCTTGACCACTTCAAATGGGTACACATCGCTGTAGCCGTATTGATTTGCGTATTGCATGGTGTTCTCCTATGGGGGCCGAAGCCCCCCGTTTGATTACTTGCTGGTGACTTTGACCGAGAACACGGCCGTGGTGTTGGTGTGCTGGGCGATCAGCTCGGCGGGGATGTTGAGGGCCTTAGCGATGGCCTTCCAGTCAACCGTAGAGCGGTTGGTCTCAACGTAGGTGGCCTTGAAGAGGTCGCCCTCAAAAGACTTCTGGCCGGAGAGGCTGGCCTCGTCCTTGAGGCTGTCCTTGATGGCGTCGGCCTGCTTGGTGAGGTCGGAGATCTGGGCCAGGAGAGCACCGAGGTTGTCGATGCTGTTGGTGGTGATTGCTGTGGTCATTTCGCTGTCCTTCGCTGTTGGCTGTCTTGCACTATTGCTTGACAGTGAAGGTAGTGTAACAGCAAATTACAACGCACAACAGGTAGACCCAATTATTTTCTAGGGACTAACCCTAATCCCCAAAAGTTCCCTGGTGTCGGCCAGCAGATCCTCCTCGGTGAAGCCCCAGTGCTTGGGAAAGCCCTTCGTTCCAAGGCCGTGCAGGCCCGTAGAGCCGCGATGGTGCTCCGGGCATAGTGGGATAGCGTCCCAGTGGCTTGCGCGTCTCCCAGCCCCCGTTCCGGCCCTTGGGTGATGTATCTCGGCAGGAGTACCTGGGTACCCCATGCGCCGGCAGACAGAGCAGCCAAGCTCTGCCACCGCATTCAGGTGCCATCGTTCAGCGATTGTTGTCAACTGGTTTCCTCTTCGGTTTTGGTTTAGACACAGCCTTCTCTTCGGTGGCAAATGAGTGATCATTGAAGCAGATGCGCCTGCGGATGACCGCACCCGCCTCATGCTTTGTTGACTTCACATCCGTCGGTGCTCCGCACTGTGGGCACTTCATATGGTCGCTTTACCCTCTGCTCGGTTCGTGGCCTCTTGTGAACGCCATACTTCTATCCTCGCCTGGGCAGCTATCAGCATCCAGCGAAGCTCCTCACGCACCTCTACGGCCTGCTGGAGGGCCAGCAGATGCTGCTTGTAGCGGTGGCTGGCATACGCCTCCCTCTCCTGCATTGCAGCGGTCTTGTGGCCAAGCGTCTCGGCCTCAATCATCTGCTCGGCTTTGATCGTCTTGCGTAGCTCTTCCATGTAAACCTTGTTGGCCTCGGCTTGGGCATAGGCCTTTGACTTGGCGATCATGAAGTCCACCGCCGCCTGCGGGTCAATTAGTTTTTCAGTCATTGCTCCTCCGGGAAAAGTAAGTCGCCCGCCTCATGCGGGAAATGATCGCCCCAGGCCACAACCTGCTGCACGTCCATATGCTCCAGAAAGCCATCGACAACACTGATGCGGTACTCAATGTCACCGTCATCAGTCAGCACCTTAGCAATCCCGACCTTACCCTTCATGCCGGTAAACCATCGTACTTTTTTTGCTCTCATAGCTCCCTCACGCGCACTTTGATCATCCCGCCGATATGCTCGGCCCAATAAATTCTCAGGTCGACGATGTTGCTATCGTCCTCCCATACACCCGCGTGGGTGCAGCCATCCAACGCCGCCTTCAGAAGGTTGTCCAGATCGCGCCGGCGGTTGTCAGGCCTCCAGGCTTCGATCTCCACCACAAGCTTGCCGGCAAGGTTCTTGGCCCCGCGCTGTATCAGCACCTGATCGGCCACCGCCTTGCGGTACTCGCGCCCCTTTGCGCTGATGATCATGCGCCCCTGGAAAGTTCTCCAGTAGGTGTTTGTGGACGGCGGCCAGGGCAGGGTCAGGTCAACCATTTACATTCCTCTTAGACCTTTTCATTTTGTAGTTTTGAGAAGAGGCCCAGATAGCATCACAAATTTTTTTGTGAGTCTCTTTCGTGGCCTCTACACCTCCAATGTCTTCCTGCAAAGACAAGGCCATCCCACAAGCAAGTTGCCCAACATTTGCCAACAAAGCAAACGCCATATCTGTACCGTACTTCTCACTTGCTTTGTTGACTTTTTTGAAAACTTGCTCAATCAACTCAGTTGACGTTTTTTCGAACAGAAAAATTTGGGCTTGATTCATTTCAATCTCCTTATTGACGTTGGCTTGGGATGCGGTTCAGGATGGCCCGTGCGGCGTTATTCAAGGCGGTAGAGGTCTCACCCTCATCCTCCATAGCCGCAAGCTCTGCAACAAGCTCTGCACAGGCCTGACGCTCGATCATGATGGCCTGCTTTGTCGTCTGGATGGCGATGGCCATGATCTCCGCCTTGGCCTGAGCCAGGGCCTCGCTGAACTCCTTCTCGGTGTACAGCGTCTGGCCAGTGCCCTGCGCAAAAAACCGCTTTTGAAAATCACTCAACTCAACTTTACTCATCATCATCTCCGTGCATTTGTTCAAGCATTTGGTCGTAGGTGTCCTGCAAGATCCTGATCCAATCGACCAGTGAGTCAAGCTGGACGATCCAGTCTTCAGTCATAAATTTCGGCGTGAAGAGAACAATACCCTCGCCCTCTTCTCGATTCCATTCAAGCTTTCCCATGTTCATTTCCATTCTCCTTAAAATTTAATGCCATCTCTACACTCCACCCTCTTTTAATTCTTAAATGAATGGTGGTGGCCCCAACTCCAATTTGCCTTGACCATTGTGCAAGAGTTTGAGTCTTGCCAAAACAAGTTATAACTCTGTTGTTTCTCCTATTGTTGGCTTGTTCATAAACATCAGCCCATTTACAATTTGACGGTGAATAATTTTTCTTTGAATCTTTTCTTTCTAAAGACATACCATTTGGTCTTTCGCCCATGTCTTGTAAAAAATTTTCAAAAGAGTCAAGCCACCTCTTGCAAACTTTTATTCCAACAGCACCATATCGCTTGTACTCAATGTGTGATTCGGAATAGCAGCGGTCTTTCATTGCTTGCCACGACTTGTATGTCTTGGTTCCAGACATGCCGTGAGTTGTGATGCGATGACCAAAAGAAGATCTTGATGATTTGCAACCACAACTTTTTGTGTTTCCTTTAACCAAATTATTGGCAAGCACAATTTTGGAATTGCCACAGTCACATCTACAAAGCCAAAACTGATAACTGCCATGGCGCGGCGATCTGTACTGAGCGTGGGACCATCCCTCTACAACCAAATTTCCGTATCTCATCCCGGTTCTATCAATTTTCATGTTGACTCCTTTTTGTCTTGTCGCCAGTCACCATCTTCACCCCTGTTGCCGAGCGACCATTCAAGTCTAACATCCGTCTCAAGACGGGACTCGGGGTGAAGGTCATTCCACCCTTTGATACGCCTCCCATATTTATCAACGTAACCCTTGAGCCATCGGTACGCACCATCACGATCTTCAATCCTTTTCTTGATGACCCAACGAACGAGACAACGGTAGCGATGCTCATCTTCATTCAAAACCTGCCCCCCGCATCAAACGCCATCGGCACGCTGTTGTCGTGCTCGAGGAACTGCTGGCTGTCCTTGTGATACCACAGGGAGTACCAGTCTTCTGCCTCCCCATTGCGCTGCTTCTCGCACATCAAGATCGCATCGGGCTTGAGGGGATCGGGCGTGTTCCCGTTCTGCACCTCGTGCTCCTTCTTCTTGTTCCTCCACATCAGCAGCACGTTGTCCACTTGATCAGCAATCGCACCAGTGCCCTTGATGTCGGTCTTACTAGGCATCTGCTCCTCATTGCCAAGCTTGCGGATGTGGTGGATCAAATGGACGTGAATGTGATGATCCCTGGCCAGGGCGGTCAACTCGTCAACGAACGCCTTCTGGGCGTTGTAGTCATCTTCCCCTGCGACACACTTCATGAGCGAGTCGATAAAGACATGCTGCACGTCAAGCTCCATCGCACAGTACCGGGCCATCGCAATCACCTGCTGACTTGACGTAGTCCCCTGCTGGTCGTAAAGCCACAGCCCACCGCGGCTGAAGTGGGTGAACCGCTCCAGCAGCCGGCCGATGTAGGTGGCCTTGTCGGTGTACTTCGGGAACTCGATGTTCTCACCAGCGAACTGACGCAGCATCCGGTAGATCGTGCGCTTGGGCTTCATCTCAAAGGACGCGATGCAAACCCGCTGCCCTTGCTTGATCAGGCTCATGGCCACCTGCCCGGTGATCAAGGACTTGCCTCCACCGTTAGATCCCGCGTACAGGGTCACCTCGCCTGAGCGGAACTTAAAACCCTCGTGGGTCTTCGGCCAGGGCATGGTCGAACTCTGGTCACGCTCCGGCGGCTGGATAAGCTCCTGCTGCAACTCCTCGAGCCAGACCGACGCCTCATGCACCTTGTGGGTGACGTCGTTCGCTTTGAGGTACTTCTCGGTGTCGATGTCCTCGGACTTGATCATCCGGATCTTGCGGGCCTCGTCCAGTTGACGCGCCCTCTGCTCAATCATGCTCACGTTAGACATGTGCGTACCTTATTGCTTCGTCGATTCGCTGGTAAGCCGTGAGCATGCGCTCTCGGGTTTCTTCGCTGATGGGTTTGTTGTTGGCTATGTCGAAGGCGACGATCTGAACCACAAGGGCCTCAAAGCCGATGATGCGCATCAGGTCGCTTGCGTAGAAGGCCGGCTTGATCGCAGGCTTGCCATCGACGGGAAAGTCCTTGGGAGGAAACAGGTCTCCGATGTCTAGGCCGACCGCTCCGACCACCGAGTGAACGTCACAGCCTGCAAAGCAGTGCAACAGCACCCTGCCGTCTTCAGCGGCCTTGATGGCCAGGGACGGGCCCTTGTCGTCGTGCGCCGGGCATCGGGCAGTCCATGAACCATTGCGGCCCTTGACCTTCTCAAGCCTCTGGAGCAGGTTCTCGACCGGGTTCACTTTTCCCTCGCCTTCAACATGGCGTCTGCCATAGCGTAGGCGCGTTCAGCGGCCCATTGCAAAAATGTCTCCGACTCATAAGCGTGCTGCTTCCATCCGTCTTCAAACTCTGTCATCGTTGCCGGCATCGCCTTGGCGGCGAAGTAGTCACGCAGGGTCATGCCTTCTTGTGGAGACCCCCAACCTTCCCAGCGAGGGCTTGGAAACGCTGGCCCGCTTGTTTTGTCGCTCATATCACTCTCCTTCCAATCGAAACCGATTCGGTTCCAGATTCATCTTCCCACCGTTTTTGGTTGATGTAAGTCAACGGGGCCGGCTCAAACCCCGATAACCACTGCTCAGAGGCCTTTAAACGGGCCACAGAGGCGATTATTTTGTCGGCTAAGGGGTCTAGTGCATGACGGTCCCATTTCGCCTTACAGGCCGTTTTAGCGACTTTGCGTTTGCTGTTCGGCCAAACTGACCAAAAGTCCTCAAACCTGGACGCAGTCGGTGCAACCGACGATATGTCTTTCTCTTTCTTTATCTGTATCTTCTTAGGGTTCGTGTTCGGTTTCGATTCGGTTTCCGATTCGGTTTTCTTCGGCCTGCCGCCTCGCTTCCCGAGGGATCGGTTGGTCTCGACCTGACGCTGATATTTGCCGATTTCGGCATCACAACGATGGTTTCGATACCCCTCATCGGTACGTTCAAAGAATTCCACCAAAACCGATTCGGTTATGTCCAAATCAAGGCGGATCTTGCGCGAAACCGATTCGGTATCGAGTGGGATTGGACGCTCGCTTATGTAGTACAAATCCAGCAGGCGGCGGTAAGCCAAGTCCTCTGCATCGCTCAGATGCGTGGTGTGGGTGATGTAGTCACCAAGGTGGAATTTGTACCAAATCACTTTATCGCTCCGAACACGTCCGGGCGCAGATCCTTGCGCTTGACCCTTCCAATCGTGTAGCGCTCAATCTCTACGCTCAGGTTTACGCTGGGCACCCTCTGACCGTTGATGATCAGCGCCAGCCACGTTCGGCTGATGCCAAGAGCCTTGGCCATCTCAGTCTTGGCCCCCAGCTTCTTGGTTCCAAAATACTCTTTTAATGTCATGCTGACTCCAGTGGTTGTTGTAACGCCATCATACAACCAAAAAAAAGCTTTGCAAGGGGGGTTGTATCGCTGCGTTAAAGTCGATACACTGCGGTTCCCCCAACAGCGAAGGAGATGCGATGTACAAAGGAAATGTTGTTCCATACACAACAAAGACAGGCTTGCAGATCGGCTGCATGTACGAGCCACCGAAAAATTATTCGATGAGCAGGGACATGGAGTTGCTTCAGTCATCACTGCTTTATCGGCGGCAGGTGCAAAAGCCCGGCCTCATTGACCGAATCAGGGCCTACGTCAGCAGAAGGGTTGACGCATGAGCCCCGAGTACCACCAAGCCATGCTTGAAAGAATGCAAATGCTCGAGGAGGCCCTTGAACGGGCTCAATCGGGAACTGCTACGAGCGAAGACTGGAAAACCATCCGCTATGAATGCGGTCTAACCGGAGAGAAGAAATGAGTTTAGTAGCGAAAGATAGCGCTGAAGGCAGCTTTACCCCAGTGCCCCCAGGTATGCATCTTGCACGGTGCTACCGCATCGTTGACCTGGGCACGCAAAAGTCAGAGTGGCAAGGTGAGGTCAAACACCTGCACAAGGTGATGTTGCACTTTGAGGTTCACGGTGAAGATGAGAAAGGAAAACCTCTGATCACGAAAAAAGGCGAGCCTCTGAGCATCTCGAAGAACTACACCCTCTCTCTCGGTGAGAAGGCCGCCCTGCGCAAGGATCTTCAGGCATGGCGTGGCCGAGACTTCACTCCGGACGAGCTTCGCGGCTTTGAACTCAAGAACATCCTCGGTCATTGGGCCATGCTCTCGGTGGCAAAGTCCGCCGGCAGCAATGGCAAGGAGTACACCAACATCATGTCGGTGAACCCCGTGCTGGCTTCGGTCAAGAAGTCGGGCCTGCCGGAAGGCTTCAACAAGCTTGGCCTGTTCTACATCGACAGCCCCGACATGGAAATGTTTGAGACCTTCAGCAGGAACCTGCAAGAGAAAATTCAGTCGAGCCCCGAGTGGCAATCGAGGTCCGCGTATGCAGCAAAACCAAAGTCAGGCTCTGGGTTTGACGATATGGCTGACGACGTGCCCTTCTGACATGAAGATACCAAGCGACGATTTGACCATCGACATGTTCGGTGGCAGGCCGTTTACAGGCTTGGAGATCGGACACGCCATGGCTAAAGTGGCGGCCGATCACGCCGGGGAAAACTGGAAGGAGTTGGCTTTTGAGTCCTTCCTCCAGTTCGCCCGCATGAACTTTGAGTTCACCACCGAGCAAGTGCGTGCAGCCAGCCTGCACGTTCCACCGCCCCCCGACAAAAGAGCCTGGGGGTTTATTGCGAAGAAGGCTTCGAAAGAGGGAATTGTCAGCGCCGTAGGCCCGGTAAGGGCTGAAAGCAGAACCGTCCACGGGATGTATGTCACCCTGTGGAGATCCAACGTCAACAAATAGGAGAGCGACATGTTTATTTCCAAAAGCGAAAAAGAGCAACTGCAAAACGACATCAAGAGCTTGGCCTCACTGGTTCAAGACATCAACGCCGAGGTGATCTACCTTCGTGCCATCGTCAAGGCCGACAAGACCCCAAAGGAGGTCAAGAAGGAGCGCAAGAAGGCGGTGTGGACGCCAGAAATGAAGGCCAAGCGTTCCGCCTACATGAAGGCATGGCATGCGAAGAACCGCCAGGAAAAGCTTGCAGCAGCATGATTGGAGTATTTTGATGATCGCAAAAGAACCTCGCGCCAGCGAATCGAACCACTGGTACACCCGAGACGGTGCGCCGATGTACACGGTCGAGGCGGCCAAGGGCGGGCAGAGGAACACCACCCTCCGGGACGCCCGAAAGCTCAACCTCGTGCCGTCGGTCACTACCGTCCTGAACGTGGCCGCCAAGCCCGCCCTGATGCAGTGGCTGCAAAAGCAAGTCCTTCTGGCTGCCCTGACGCTTCCCAGGCGCCAGGACGAGCCGGAGGACGACTGGATCGAGCGCATCGTTGACGACAGCAAGCAGCAAGGACGCGCCGCGGCCGATGCCGGCACCGACATCCATGCCTCAATTCAGGGCTTCTATGACGGCAATCCGGTCTTCAAGCACCACGAGCACGTCCTGGGCTGCACTAAGGTCATCAACAACCACTTTGGACTGCATGGATGGGTCGCAGAGCGCTCGTTTGCCCATGAGATGGGGTTTGGTGGCAAGTGCGACCTTCATGCGCCTGGAAGGCCTGATTTCGACGGCATCGTGGCCGACGTCAAGACTAAGGACTTTGACGACCCGGACAAGGTTGAGGGGTACGACGACCATCTAATGCAATTGTCGGCCTACCGGGTCGGCCTGGGCATCCCCAAGGCGCGGTGTGCGAACGTCTTTGTATCGCGCAGCGTGCTTGGGCTGTCAGTCGTCAAGGAGTGGAGCGCAGAAGACCTCGACCGAGGCTGGTTGATGTTCACCCACCTTTTATCGTTCTGGCAACTAAAACATCAACACCAGTGAGGAACCAATGGAAAGCTGTATCACCGAAGAACTGGTCAAGCAGGTCTTCTTCTACTCCGACGAAAAGCGCAAGGACGCCCTGATCGCAGACGACGTTGACATCATGCAGTTTGCTCAGAAGCTCGAGGCGGTCATCAGGCCGCTCATCGCAAGACAGGAGCACCAACGATGCGTCAAGATCGTCAGCCACATGAACCGAGAGGTGGCCTGCTCTTTAGAGAATCAGAGGCCATAAAAAACCCCCTCCCTCCACACGGAGGGAAGGGTAAGAATGCCGTGGGCAACTGCAAAGTCACGGCAATCCGAGCGGGAGAGACGCTCGAATTAGTAAGGGAATCCAGTCATCGGGTCAGACGCCTGGGCCTGACCGGCCTCTTGAAGCCTGCGACGAATAAATTCCCTGGCCTCTGGATTGTCCCTGTAGGCCTGTGCCGCAGCAGTCCCAAGGCTCAAAGGGATGCCAACTGCGGCGGTTGTCGGGAACAAGGACATACCTGCACCAAGAATGTTCAACCCACTCAGCCCCATGCTGGTGTAGTCACGCTGCGGTGGCGCTCCAACCATGGACTGGCCAAGCACATCAAGACCGGAAGAAGAGGGGCGGCGTAACTGCTGGGCGATGTTCACACCCTCCCCGGCGGCGCTTGCTACCGTAAGAGGCGGAGCAATATATCGACCGACCGCCGCAAGGCCGGCGCCTGTTGCCCTCATCATGTTTGAGAATTTCTGCGAAACCTGATCAAGGCCAGACGGCGCCTGTGGCGCCGTTGTGGTCGGAACCGGTACGCGGCGCGGAATCTCTCGAAGAGCGCCTTCAGGCGGCGGCGCGGCTGGCCCCATCAGCGTACCTGGGGGGACGTCACGGACAGGCCCCTGAACAGCAAAGGACTGCCGGGGACCACCGCCAGCGCCCTGGTCAAGAGTCAGAAGGCCACCGAAGCGGGGATTCTCAACATACTTCTCTCCTGGGAAAAGCTGCTGAATTCTCTGCATGCCCTCTCGCCGCTGAGTCGTAAGGTCATGAACCCCTCCGGTCTGCTTCGTCATGTCTAAAGCTCGGCCAGCCTCAATGTCGGTCAAGCCTGCTGCCTTGGCATAGTTGTACGGCATCGTGCCGGTCTGACCGGCGGCCATCCTGCCGGCATCAGCCGCACCCGTAGGAGATGTCAGCCGCGCTGCGCCGGCAGGTGATGCTGGTGATCTAGGAGGGGCGACAGGAGAGGCCCCAGAAACGGTTGGAGGGGCAACTGGAGCCACCGGAGCACCACGGGCAGACTGGCGTCCCTCTTCTAAGGCCCTTGCCGCAGACTTTAATAAAGAGCCACCGGCGGTACCAGCCGCCTTTGCGGCGGATATTGTTGCACCGGCACCTCCGCCGTAAAGCTGTGCCTGTCTGCGTTCCTGAGCATCCAAATCGCTGCGTTCGAGAGCTTCTCGGCGCATGTCATCCAGGGTACCCTTTATCTCATCGTCGGTCTCTGCCGCAGGGGGTCTTTTTTCAGCCGGGTTTGCCTGCGCTGCCTGATCAGAGCCTGAAGGATTTGGCTGGACCTGCGGGGCATTTGCAAAAGTACCATAGGAGCTTAGAGAGCGCACATAGTTGATCACCCTTTGATCAGGCTCCTTGCCGCTCTTGAGGGCCTCCAGAGCCCCTGGGCCGCCGTTGTAGTATGCGGCAGCCAGTTTTGGATTGTTCCCCGTTGCGACCAAAGCCCGCCGAAGATACTCAACGCCGGCCTCAATATTTTTCTGAGGGTCCAAGAGCGCCTGCTCATCAAATCCTATGGCTTTGCCGGTGGCCGGCATAACCTGCATCATGCCGATTTCACCAGACGATCCTCTTGCGGGGTTCAGGTTCAATCGACTTTCTTGGTAGGCAACGGCGACAGCAAGGGTCGGATCCACACCGGCCTTGGCCGCAGCAGTGGCAACAAGGACGGCATTCTCGCGCTGCTGCTTGGACAGCTTGTTCATCAGGTCCATGAAGTCCATTATGGTCTTCCTTTCTTCAGAATGTTTTCCAAGGTGTCGCTGGCCGTGTCAATATTGCCTGGAGCGCCGGCCGCGCGATTTTGCGCTGCTGTCCTTTCCCTGGTAGGAATCGCCGGAAGACCGTTGTAGATTTTTGCGGCCTTATTGTCAAAGTCCTTCTTGACGTCCTTGTACAACTGAGATTCGCGCTCAAAATCCAAGTAAGACCGGCCCATATTGTTTTTCTGCCAATCGCGGAAGGCATCGGCTACGTCAATGTCGTACTGCGCTCTGTCCCGCAGAAGCTCCATACGGGCCTTCAAGACCCTCGGGCTACTACTGACCGAGCCAGGAATTGCGCGAACAATTTTTCGCTCGTTTTCCGTCACAGCCCCCTGGCCCTGGAAATACTGCCGGCTGAAATTAAGCTCAATCTCAGCAAGCTCGGCAGCAGCAAGAACAACATTGTCCAAGTCCTGCTGCCGCACATTCGGCATGAGCTTGGTAATGCTCTCCCTGAACCCAGGCAGATCAATCGTTCCCGTTGGAGTTCGAAGACCCTGCTCAATGAATCCGCCAATTGCAGGCACAACCCCGGGACGAGCAAAGATGCCAAAAAAGTTTGGACTCTTTTTGACGTAGTCCAGAATCTTGCTTGCGCTTTGATAGGTGCTTCTGGCAGTCCGGTCGGTCTGCTCAACTGCGGCCTCTCTGACGGCGGCTTCCTGTGCAAGTTTCTTGCGGCGCTCTGTCTCTGCCGCTTGGTCAATTTCTGATCGACGCTTTTCTTCTGCGATTTGCTCTTGCGACCTTAAACCGGAAAGGGCGGCCTGTGTAACCGGTGGAACGGCAGCAGGCGCTGCTTGAGCGGCAAGTTGTGGGGCGGCGGCAGCCTGATCGGCAATACGAGCCGGAGCAGCAGTTTGGGCCGCACCAACGGGCGGAAGAGGGGCTGGACTTGCTGGGGAAGATCCAGGAGCAACCGATGACGCAACGGCGGCAGGCGCAACAGCAGCCAGCGCAGGGACGGTCGGAGCAGTCAGCGGGGCCTGCACAGCGGCAGGCGCGACGACCGGCGGCAACTGAGCAGCGGCGCCCTGAGCCGTTTGCCTTTGAGGGGCCTGCGTGATGCGTTTTGCAAGAGCAAAATACTTTTCCGCATCTCCCGTTTTGGCATACGCACTCAACTCGGCCGCAATATCTCTTGCCACTCTGTACGTTTTTGCAGTGCCATCTTCGCTGAAGATTTGGACTTCTTCTAATTGCCCTGTCGGTAATGCATAGGCTATGCCAGTCCCGACATTAACCAAGAAGTTGTCTTTTACCTGCTGCCGGCCTCTTACAATGGTTTCCCACTCTTTGGCAAGGTCGGAAGGGCTCTTGTTATCAAGCAAACCAAGAGCAAAGAATTGCTGACGGCTGATGCCAGGAACAGGCGGGGCGATCTGAAGGCCCATCTCTTGGCTTGGGGCTGCGCCTTGAGTTTGCGCAAGGGCTCCTCGGGCTCTCCCAGGCGTTCCCGGTAAAGCCCCAGCCTGTGGCTCGGCGGCAGGAGGCTCCCCCTCCCCGGCAAGTAACCTGCGAACCATCGCGTCCCTGGCCTTCTGACGCTGAAGCTCTACGCCTCGGCCAGCAAGATCCAGGCGCATCTGCGCGATGTCTTGATTCTCCTTGACCTGCGCTTCTTGAGCCTTGCCAACATTGCCAGCAACTCGGCCGAGAGACTCAAAAAAGTCAGGCGCTCCAGGGGCAAGGAACCCTTGAGCAGCAGCAAGCCAAGTCGGATCAAAGAACCGGTTCTTGCGCTGATCAATGGACTCAGTCAGTTTTCTGAGGGCCTCTTGATACTCAAGATTTGCCTTCATTGATTCCGGATCTTCACCCGGAGCGTAGACCGAAGTTGCTGCTTTTGTTGCCATATTCAAGCCCTCATTACTTTTTTATCAGATGCCAGTAAAGTAATCGTCTTCGCCCAAGACATCAAAAAGGTTGTTGTACGAAGAAATAACATCAGATGAAACAAGGTCTGAGTAATTGTTCTGCAAACCAGAAATTAGTTTGTTGTAGTCATCAAGAACGTTGGCAGCCTTCATGGCTTCTGTCTCTCCCTGCCCAATTGCTGCGCTTGATGCGTCCGCAGGATTGAGCAAGCTGTTGATAATGCTTGATCCCTTTGCGTTCGTTTTGCTCAAAATGCCCAAAAGCCTGTTGAGGCCTTCTCCCTCTTTACCTTCTTTGGCGCCGCCAATCAGGGAAAGTACACCGCCAATTTTCCCAAGGTCCGACTGCTGGTAGTAGTCTCGAGTGCGAGGCCCCGTGAAGGTCTTCGTCTCAGTGCTCGGCATCGTGTACCCACGCAGCAGATCCGCAGCACTCTTTGCGTTCTTCATCGGTGCATCAAGAATGGCTTGCTGGTACCCCTGACGCTCTGCGCCTGCTTTGGTCAAAGCGCCTGCGCCCTCTACACCAAGCTGCTGCTGCATTTTTGCAAGATCGCCCTGAGTCTTCGCAGACAAATTCATAAGCTGCGCCTCATCCAAGGCGCCCTTCAAAGCCTCGCTGTAGCCCTTGGAGAGCGCACCGTACTGCTGCCCAGTCAAGTTGGCCTGAGTGTCCGCCATGGACTGCCCAAGGGCGTTTGCGTAGCGCTGACTACCCAAGGCACCAGTGCCGACAAAACCAGACCTCATGCTCGGCATCAGGTTGCGCTCGACGTTCTGCTGAGACAGCCGAGCCATCTCGTTGACCACGTTCGTGGTGTACGGGTTCATCAGCGACTGAATGCGGCCAGGAGTGATGCCTGCCGCTGCCCTGGAGGCGGTCTGCTGTGCAGCATCTAAGCCGGGCTGGTAGGCGTTAACTGCACCCGGGAGGGCGTTGTACCCCATCGTTTGCAGGGGGTCATAACCAGCGATGCTTTCGGCACCAGTCCTGCCAATTGCGGTTGATCCGGCACCGGCAACGTCTTTGAGGAGTTTTGAATACTCCGTCGTGGTCGGAGTGGTTGTGGCGGTAGTCGTCTCTGTGACGTTCGGCAGTGCGCCGCCTTGTAGGAATGACATTTTTATCCCCTTGCTTTACGGGTCTTGAGGTAGTCCAGCGGCGACTTTTTGGCCGGCGGAGGAAGGTCTTCTGGCTTGGCCGACCTGTGATACGCCCTGATCGCATGCATCATTTCGTAGAGTTTATCGCTTCCGGCCTTGGTTGAGCCATTTCCGAGAGCCGCAACCACGTCCGCCGGAAACACAAATTCCCCGTCCGCAAGCATGGCCGGGATGTCATCGGACTGACCATCTCCCTTACCGGTCACCGCGGCACCCTTGCGGAAGTCCAGTCGGGGCTTGCCTGAGTGATGAACTACATCCAAGGCGCCACCAGAATTCATGCCGTATCGGGTCGTCCCGCCGGCAGCCATCAGGGGTGTGGCCATACCGCCCTGCTTGAAGCCCTGGTACGCGCCTGGGTTCAGGATGTTGTCGATGCTCGACTCCTGGCCGTAATTGAAGTAATTTCCGCCGGTCTGGTCGGGTTGATCAAGCCGGTCTGGCTGCTGGTTCATATTCGGCTGCATGGGTTGCACCTCTGGGGTTGGTTTTGAAATGTACGAGCCCTTTTGAACCATTTCAAGAAAATCAGAAAGGGGGCCTTCGAAGTTTGACATTTTCTCGTATATAGGTAGGCCAATGCGACGCATCGGCTCGTCTGGGATTGCCCTTGAAATCGGAGGTTCCGCTGGATTGACAGTAGGGTTTTGTACAACCCTGCGAGGCGGCGGAGGAGGGGGCGGAGGAGGGGACGCAGAAGGCGGCGGAGGACGGGATGGAGGAGGTGACGTAGAAACCAACTCGCAGGCACCAGTGTTCAGATTGCGGACGTAACCCTCCGGGCACTCCTCATCTTCTTTTGTGTCGGTGTCAGCAACGCATATTCCACGAGCCTCATCAAAGTGAAAGCCCTCGCCGCATGGGTTTTCTGGCTCCGCCTCAACCGGCACACAGGTTCGAGTGTTCAGGTTAAAAACGTATCCCTCCGGGCATTCTTGGCTCTCTGTTTCTTTGTCTTCATCGAGCGTCCCGCCTGGGGTGTTGCCAGTCCCACCGGTCGCGTCAACGTACCCAGATTCGGCCGTGTTAAGCAGGCCATTACCGACCATTTCTTCGACCTGGGTGTTAGACAGGGGGTAGGTGCCGCCATCCTGAGTGATTCCAATGGCCGTGCCGTCGTCGTTGACGAAGACTTTGTCGCCGTTGACGTTCTGCCACTGGCTGGTGTACCCGCCCTTATCCATGATGCGCTTGAGGTTCGCGTTGTACTCGTCCCAGTACTCCCCAGCCTCAATGGTTGATCCAGGAAGGTCTAGATCGGCCGGCTTATTCTCTAGGCTATCAAGGTACCGTTGCCACTCCTCTGCGGCCCTCTCCTGGGGCGTTTTACCGGCCTCTAGGTTTGGGTTGGATGCGTCAGGCACCAAAGCTTCAGGGGGCGTGATAGACGGCTCAAGCGTAGTTACAGCGGGCTGCTCTTGCGCCGGCTGAGAAACATTGTCAGTTTCACCAAGAAGGGTAACTGCATCCTCGGAGCCGCCAGAATTGGCAAGCGTGGTTATGGCATCATCGTCAGCGGCGCCGCCACTTGTAATTGCGCTTGGAACTTGATCAACAGCTTGTAATGGCGTCGTTGTTGCAATATTAACTTGTCCATCTTCAAGCGTTATCTTCCCAGTTGACTCTGGAACAAGAAGAGCGGTCCTACCGTCAATGTCGTCTGAATACCTTACGTCAATGCCAGCATCCTGCATCTCTCGAGGGGAGCCAAACATTTCCTCTCTGGACAAAACCCTGTAACCAGCCGGTACTGGGAAATCTTTTGGCAAGTTTTCCAAGTTGTACGGCAGCGCAACCGAAACCGATAAGGGGCCAGCAACATTTACGCCTTGACCACCCATAAGATTGGCCAAATTCTCTGCGCCCGGAACAACCACCGGAGCAAGCAAGTCAGGAAGTTTTTCCTCAAACTCAACTGGCGAGGAGACAGGCTTTACTTCGCTAGCCAAAGCCAAGGCAGTGTTTATGCTCGACTCGGAATTTCCAAGAAAACTGTCAGAATTCGGGTTGACTAACTCGGCGACAAAATTGTTGTCAACAAGATCTGCAACTTTTTGCCCATCAGCCGTTATGGTCGTGCTCTGGTTGTTGAGAGCCTTGTTGATGTTTGGAGACTGAGCAAAGCCAACCGCCGCATTAAATATGGAGGTCGGATCACCGCTATCTATTGCCTTGACAAGATTGGCCGCCTTCATGGCGTCAGACACCGTAAAACCAGTGTCTCCAATCTCAGTAGAACCAGCACCAAGCGCACTGCCAGCGGCGGCGGCCAATGCGACCACATTTCCGGACTCAACCGCGTTGACCAAGTTGACGACTTTATTTGCGGTCTGGATGCCTTCTGCGACGGTTGCAAGACCAGCCGCTCCGATAGCCTCGCTCACCCCAGGTATGCCGGCAAGAGAAGCCAAGGCCCCCAAGGTGTTGCCGTTGTCAATCGAAATTAGTGCATTTGCAGCAGCGGCGAACGGCTGTAGGGGGGATGGAATAACAGACAGAAAAGATATGATTGGCGCAATGTCTGCCATGCTGCTGGTGTCTCCACCAAACTGCGTGTAGAAAACAGGCGTCCCATCGTCTAAAAACTTCACCCCATAGTTGGTACGGCCATGCCCTGCGTATGTGCCGGAAAAAATATTACCGCCTGCGGCGTTGTAGTCCTGCGTTATGGCTTGGTTGGTTTTTTTGTTTCCATAAACTTCTTCTGTGCCTATGTTTTTTCTTATAGAAGGTGCTTGGTATGAGAAACCTTCCGGGTCGTAGAATTGCTGAAGTGAAACATCTTTTGGATCAACATAAGATTTATTGTCAGATACGTCAACAGTAAAATATTTACCTGTTCCGTTTCCCTGAAAATCAGTTTCCTCTTGAACAGGAAAAAATTGAAAGTTATCTTTCTTAATTTTTCCAAAGTCTTTGATGTCTTCGATACCAGCCGAGTTTAAGACACGCGCCATCTGTTTGGCGTTTTCGGTGGGGCTGCCAAAGCCAGCGCCAGACCATTTACTAGTAGTGCCCTGGTCAAGAATCTGCTTGGTCAGGTTGTATTGATTTAATGCACCCTTGTCGAGGGTGCTTGTGTCATACTTGTTGTCTTTGAGAAATTGAACTTGTTTATCAAGGGCAGAAAAATCTCCCCCGTAGCCCGTGCCACTCCAGTCGACATTTTGACCGACCCAGTCTAATGGGCTGTTCATTGCGCGGTCAATATACTCCTGACGTTTTGCTGGGTCTATGGATGTAACCAAATCTCCATTACCATCATAGTAGTCAACACCAGTGGCAGCATCAGCAGCCTCCTTCAGCCCAGGGATTTGATCTGGCTTGCCTTTGTACTTTTCGTATGCTAGCGCCTGCTCTTTAGTATTAAAGTTCCCGCCATACGGGCCATCGTACTTGTCGCTTACCCAATAGACATTAGGGGGCAGATCTTCATCCCCTTGGGTTTCCCACCTAACCGGCACTTCTATTCTTTTAATAGCCATGTCAGCCTCAAGTCGTTTGAACCGCAGGATTGACTGCCGACACTAGAGCCTCTGCCCAGTCATACCAATTGTCAAAAGCATCAGTCATCGGAATTGCTTCGTTGGCGAACACGTCAATCGCACCCAGGCCGTTGCCCCACCTTTTCCAGTCGGTGCTTGCATCCGGGATCGCAAGCTGCTGCGCCGAATACAACTCGACCATGAGGCAGCCCCACGACTCAAAGGTGTGATACCGCGGATCATAGACCTGAGCCGGATTAAGGGCCATAGGGCCTCACGTCGCCCACCTCGGCGTTCAAGAGCAGCCTGCCCAACTGATAGTTTCCGCCGGCCACGTCAGAGATGAAACGAAGCCTTGGCTCTCGTCGCTGCTCCCTCATGTCAACCTTGCCGGTGTTCGGGCCAAAGACGTAGGGGGCAGATTCCTTGTCCTCCCCTTGAGCAAATGGACGACCGGTGACGATTACGGACATCTCTCCCTCTTGCAGGAAGTCCGGCTCGATCCTCTCAATCCTGAGCCAACGGTTTGGTCCCTCCACAGCAGGCTGAGACGGGCCTCCGGCGGTCAGACTCAGGTCGCTGGTTTCAAAGAAACTGCGGATGGCCAACACGTTCTGACCCTCAACCTCATCTGTGCCGATCTCATGCTGATACAAGCGGACCAGCCCTGCGGGGGTTGAGAACGTCAATGAGGCAGCACCGCTGCCGGTGGCAGGAGAAGACATCTCAATGGCCTGAGCATAAATCGCAGTGACGGGAATGGAAAAACCAGAACCGGATCCACCCAAATTGGTGTTACTCGCACTCAAGACGTTGCCGACCTGATACCCAGTCCCACGGGCCGTTATAGTCACGGACGCCACCTGACCCCCGACAACAGAAATCGTTGCCTGTGCGCCCGATCCAGACCCGCCCGTAAGGGGCACGTTGGTGTACACGGCACTCACATATCCTGAACCCGGAGTGATTGCACCAAGAGTCTTGATGTTGCTCGAGGTGATCGCCACAACGGTTGTACCGGTTGTGATGTTCGATCCGGAGATGACTTGATTGAGAGCAACCTGCACGTTGTAGGTGTCCAGATACAAAAACTCGCTGCCAGTAACTTCGTTGAAGGTGTCAACAAAAACCGCCTCGGCTTCGCTGGCGTCCCAGTTTGCGGCCACGGGAAACGCAAACACCTGGGAGAAATACCCAGCAGAGCGACGAGCACCAAGGGCTTGACCGGCGTCGTACCAGATCTGCTCACGCACGTTGTAGATGATCGCATCCGTGCATTCCGTCGCATCACCGCGGGGGTAGAACCACCAGATCTCCCCGTACCTTGGAACCTTAGTGACCCAAACCTTCTGACGCTGAACATAGTTCAGGTTGTCGAAGAAGTAGTTCTGGTTCATGCCGTTCGGGATCTCCTTCACCACGCCGTTGTAGAGAAGGAACCGGTCAACACCGCACCAGTAGTAGATGCCGTCGTACTCAATTGCCGACTGCGATGACAGAATCGAGGACTGGCTGCTGATGATGTCGTAACGCCAGAACTGGGGAGGCGTACCAGCCCCGCCGATATAAGACACTCGCACAAGGCTGTCGAGGCTCCAGAACAGCCCAGAAGGCGCGTTTGAGCCGCCCCTGACGGGTAACCCTTGGACGATCTTCCCGGTGGCTACATTGGTCTCATTGGCGTCCGCAGAGACCCAGTCCTGCAAATTGCCTGCCGCGCAGTTTCGGATCAATCCGTTGTTGCCGTACACGAACAGGTACGGGTGCAGGGACACCACACCACCGGAGACCTCCACGTTGTTGTTGAAGGTCAGCGTTGACTGGCCGCTGGTCGTGGCTGCATTAGACAGCACCACCTTGGTGTACAGGCCTAGGGTAAAGATCAGCCCGGTCGTGGCGTTGACGATGGTCGTGACGGCAGATCCGCCGCTCGTTGCGGACAGCGTGAACGTCGTCGCGTAGTTCGTGGCGATGATGTAGTAGGTTTGACCGGAGTTGAGGCCGGTGGACTTCGGCACAGAGAACGTCAGGCCAGAGACGCTATTGGTGGCCGTCACAATTGACGATCCGCCCAAGGTCTCGGACAGAGTAAAGGTGGAAGTGCCGTTGGTCGCGGTGATGTAGTAAGCGGTTCCGGACGTTACCCCAGTGAAAAGCTTGACGGTGAAGACAAGGCCGGTGGTCGTGCCTGCCGTTGTGGTAATTGCAGTCCCGCCTGGGGTCGCAGATAACTGGAACGTAGAAGTGCCGTCGGTGCTGATGATGTAGTACGTCAGACCCGAGACAATGCCGGTGGCCGTGCCCGTAAGGGTGCCAGAGACCACCACCGCCTGCCCGATGAACAAACCATTGACCGCCGTGCAGGAACATTGGCCAGCGGTTCCGGTGACTGCAACAGAGGCAAGGGCGGTGCCGGTCTGGGTTCCGCTGACAGTCAGCAATTGGCCAACGTACAGGCCCGTGGTTGCAGTACAGGAGAACGTCCCGCCCGTACCGGTGATCGACACGCTAGCAAGCGCCTGGGGCACTTCTGCGCCCGATACAGTAACCGTTTGTCCGATGAAAAGACCGGATGTCGATGTGCAGGACAGTGTTCCACTGGTCCCTGTAATGGAGACACCGGACAGGAATCCAGCCTCAGCGGTCTTGGATACGACCGTGGTGTTTGCGGGGATTCCGGTACCGGTTACCGCTTGACCCGCCCCGATCAGCGTATTTGCACTTGGAAGAGTTACCGACGTGGTTGAGTTCAGATAGGCTCCAGCATCCTGAAAGACGCCGATCTGAGACATCGTAGAGCCATTGATGTTGCCGGCCAACACGGGAGTGTCAACGGTACTGTCTATGGCGGCAAGATTTCTGCCAGGATGCGCAACGATGGTTTGAACACCAGCCCCAGCAACGTCATAAAAACCGTCAAACTGCCAAAGGTTCAAAGGCGATGCGGTGAAGTTAGACAGCGTGAAATTGGTGACTCCGGCGCCAATTCCGTTGTCATCAATGACCAGAACTTGTAGGCCGTTGCTGTACCCGCTGAAAATGGAACTGAAGGCGTCCTGAGAATTGACCCAAATGCCTCGAGAGGGACCGTTCAGGTTGTCGGCGATGACTCGATACCCACCGATCTTCCTTGGCCGACCGCGCTGAAAACGAACCCACTGCCCGTCGTTGTAGACGAGCTTGTCGTAGACAGTTCCGTCACGCTGGATTCCAGCCTGCGTGTCGAGCGAAAAGACCTTCTGCGTCATTTAAAACGCCCCGCCTTGAACGCCGTTGCTGAAAGTCCCCGTTCCGGTGATAGACAACCCAGTGGTCGTCAGACCAAAATACTTCGCACCCAGCACAGCAATACCAAATTCACCAGACCCCGGACGATAAACACCGGTCGATGTTTCATTTGCAAAGTTCAGAGAAGGTGCTCCAGCAGTACCATCAACCAAGGACACGTTGACGGCGCCGGCAGCAATCGTCGAGGCATTGAGCAAATTGACAGAGTCGCACAGCAAGATCACCTGCTGACCAGCAGGAATGGTTGCCGTGGCGCCACCAGAACCCGTCGTGAACGTGATCTGATACCCAGGCCCACCACCGTTGGTTTGGTTGGTGATGTAGTACACCTGAACCGTTTGCGGCAGGGTGACCGTAACGTTGCCGGACAGAGTTCCAGTGTACTTCTGCACCACATTGGATGCCTCTGACGCCGTCAAGGTGTAAGAGCCAGAAACCACCGCCTTGGTCAACTGCGTGAAGTTGAACTGCGTGCTGCGGCCCAATCCAACCGTGAAGAAGGCGGCCCCAGAACAGACCACAAAGGCAGAGTCAGCAGGCTGCAAGGCAATGCTCGCAGCGCCGTTGATCAAGCCTCCCGCTGGGGTCACCGTCAGGGTTCCGGTTCCGGCGTTGCGCACCATGAAGAACCAGTCGTTGCCAAGGGTCGTTGCGGCAGTCACGCCCAAAGTCCCAGATCCGCCGGTCCAGACATAGGAAGACGCTCGGTCAGCAGCAACCGCGGTGTAGTTGCTCGAGAACGTCTGAACCGTATGAGCCTGATTGAGTGTCGTCGAGATGGCCTTCAGACCATATCCGGCAAGGGTCGCAGCGTCTGCGCTCGAGCTTCCCACACCAAAGGAGATGATGCCCCAGGTTCCTGCTGTGGTGGCATTGGTGGTGATGTAGATGTACTTGGCCTCTCCAGAAGCCACAGCAACGATGGTGTTGCCGTTGTAGTCTGCAACCGTGAAGGTGGTTGCCCCGACGTTGCGGATCAGCGCATCTTGACCGACAGAGGTCTGATTGGCCGGCGGCATCTTGAGCAGCAAGCTGCCCGCCGTGGCCGTGACGTTCATGATCCTGGCCGCGGCATTGTCCGTGTCGCTGCCGTTGATCGGCCAGGACAGGGTCGTGGTGACGCTCAGAGTGATAGCACGGAACGAAACGTCCGTCGGCTGGATCACCTGACCGGTAAAAGGACTGGTAAAGCTCATGAATCCCTCGCAATCGCCTGACGGTCACCAAGTCTGGTGATGTTCTCTTCCTTCAGGACTTGGATGATGCGGTCGTAATTGCCCTGCCACATCGGCATGCGCTCGTCGTTCTTAAGGAACGGCATTGCCTGGAGCAGGGAGCCATAAAGCAGCGCCTGGGGGGCGTACTGCGTGAACCAGTTGGACTGGTTTGCTGAGTCAAGAGGCTGCACGCGCTCGTAGTACAGCACCTCGTAGTTGTACGCGATGTCAGGCGTCGGGCCAACAAGCCAATGCTCGTAGTCGTAGTCGCAGAAGAACTTTGGAGCATCCTCCTGCGCCGGATCTGGCCAGTATTCGCGGATGTACTCGTAGGTGCGCAGCAAAACCGGCTGACGCTTACCGGCCACTGTGACGTTCATGGAGACAGTCTTGCGCCAACGAGCCGGCTTGGCGATCACGTTGTCGCCTTGCACCATCTGGCTGGTGACCACTTGCAGATTGCCCAGGAACTTGAGATCGGCGGCAATGATCTGCTCCGCCAGCATGATGAACTGGGGGATCTTGTCCAGGGTGGCTTGGTCGGTACGTTCCAGATAGGTCTGGATGTCGTTGACCAAGCTGTCATACGTCATTACGGCAGCAACTGTCATCACCACACCTTTTTCTTGATAGATTCGGGCTGCGGGACAAATTGCTTGCCCTGTCGCATGCCTTCTCTCTTGGCTCGCGTGGTTGCCGCGTATTCAGAAGGTGTCAGCTTCTCTCGTGCCTTTTTGGGCAGATACCGCTCGCCGGTTGCTTGAGATCCCTGCGTGGACGGCTTTCCAGACTTTGTGCCCCAGTCCTCTTTCGTCCACTGTGAGAGCGAATTATCCGCCTTCTTGGGGCCTTTGTAACCCCCCCCGGAAGATTTGTACTTCTGCGTGGCAAGCTGGGCCTTCCTGGCGCTCCATTGCCCAGGAGACCCCCCCTTTCCGCTGGACTTGACCTGGGAAACGATCCTCTTCCACTTTGAGGGGTCAGTTTTGACGGCGGAACTCATAATTAAGCCATGCCAATGCAGTCTGCTTCCGTGGAGTCCAGCCTGCGCATCCAGCCCTTGCCGAAGGTGGCAAATGTGTGCAGGCTCTTGTAGTGAGCCTCGCGCAGGTCGCAGAACTTTTTGATGATCTCTTTTGGATCATGCGCTGCAACAGCTTTCAGAGTGTTAGGGCCGATCTGGCCGTCCACCGTAGCCCCTACCGCTTGCTGTAAAAACCGAGCAGCCCGGCCAGGGCCAGCATTAACGGCGCAGTCAACCACGCACAGATCAACACCAGCAGGAAGCTCATCACCGCGAATAGCATCCCAATACCGCTTTTTGTACAGCGGAGAAACCATCTCAGGGGTGAGCGAACGCATGTCGGCCTCAGTGGCCGGTTTGCCTGACCATTCTTCCCATACACGTTTGGTCACCCCCAGGTTAGTCATCCCGCCAGGGTCATCTTTGTGATGAACGTAACCGCCTTCCCAATGAAGGATGTGTTGTAAAGCATCAGTCCAATTTTCTTTCATGTTCAATCCTATGACAGTTGGCGCAAAGCAAAATGCATTTTTCAATTTCAGAGGCAATTTGTTCTATGCTGGAATTGGCAATCAAATACGACGGGTTTTCGTCTTTATCACCAACATGATGAAAATCATATACCGACAAACTAAAAACACCACCACATTTTTGGCAGCATCCACCCATCGCATCAACCAGAGCCTCTTTGATTGTTTTTTGCCGGGCAACTTTAAAGTGTTTTGCACAGCGCATCCACCCGCCTTTATTATTTAAAGGATCGCCACAGTCAATGCAAGAATCGGCAAGAGCTTGCACAGGAGTACTCATGTCTTTGTTTCTTCGTGCGCGGATGTAGTGAGCATTACAAAAACCTTTTGCCAAAGCATCACCCGGACAACCTTCAACAGAACAAGATCCCTGCTTGCCATGATGCAACTTTTTAACAGCATTTTTTATGTTGTTTTTTATTGCATCAGCCAAGTGTTCTTTCATTTCAACTCCTGTACCAATGCATCTGTTTTATCTTTGCTGGATTTACTAGACCCGTAGAAGAAGCTGATGATCGTTGCCACAGCCGTGCCCAACAGAAAGCCGAGAATGATGTTGGCAAAGTCACGCCCACCTTGCGGCATTTCCAAAAAGGTCACCGAGAAAAAATATATTGTTGAACCCACTGCCCAAAACCATGCGTACCAATAAATAAAATTTTTGGCAAATCGGTCATCTTGTTGCAGCGCAGCAATTTGCATGGTACGGGCGCTATGACGGTCAGCAGCTTCCGCTTTGAACTGTTCAAGATTGATTTCTGCCAGCTTACGCGCCGCATCTGGATCACCGGCAATAGCCTGGGCAACAGCAGCTACCTCATTCTCCACGCCAAGCTTGTCGGCGATGGCTTTGACGGCCATACCACCTAGGGGGCCAGCCACTGCCGTGGCAAGGCCCGGAGCAACCGACTTCAGAATGTTTATCAAGTCCATTATTTGCGCTCCTTGAGTACTTGTTGACGTTCTTCCATGAGCTTCAAACGCACCTGAAGATCGTGGATGTCTTTGTAAAGCTCTTCTTTCAGCTTGTTCCGGGCGTCAGCCGACAGCGGGCTGTCTGTGGGTACACCCTGGGGCGTGATCAGTGCGGGCATCTGCCCCTCTATTTTGGTCAGGCGGGTGTTAAACGACGACACCTCACCCAGCAGCCACGCCAACGCAGCAACAACAATGGGGATGACCGCCTTGAGTACGTCACTCCAATTCATTTAACGCTCCCAGTAACGATTTGAATTACCACCCAGGCAATCACACCAGCAGAGGCCAGGGCAATGACGCCCCCAACAACCAGGGTGATCATCTCCTCGACTTCCTCGGCGCGTTTCTTCTCAGCATCCTTGCGCCTACGGGCTGCATGAGCGGCGTCAACTTCCATCTGCTGGGCGCGGGCTGTGATCCGCATCCAGACATCCATTTTGTTGCTCTGGAAGAACAGCATCTTGACCTGCTCTTCAAACTCCCTGGCCTGCTCAAGCGCCATCTCAAGCTCAAGCGCCTTGCCCATCGCAGAGCCAGCAAACCCGCCCGACTTTGACTTCTCAACCACCTCGATGGCCTGGGCCTTGGCATCGAAGTATTTACCCAACACCGGCCCTAGGCTCTGCACATCCTGTACGGTGGCAACAGCCTTCTTTACAAGATTTACTGCCGACGAAACGGCTGCAAGGGCGGTGATGGGATCGATCATTTCATTAGCTCCCACGCTATACCAGCGACAACACCGGGCAGAGCGGTCGCTATGGCGTCCCAAACGTCAGGTTGTCCCTCTTTACGATACCACTGCTGGAACTCGTAGAAGGCCCCAAAAACGATTCCACCGACTGCAATGGCCAACCCCAAGGGAAGGAAGTGGATCGCGCCCAAAACGGCTGCTGACCCCACTCCCATGGCCAAATGTTGCAGCTTGTCCTTTGGGATCATTTTGTGATCCAAATCGCCGCGAAGATCGTCCCTGCCATCGACACAAGCATGATGCCAGCGGTCTTTATCATGATGGCCTCAATTCGCTTCAAACGTGCATTGATTTGCTCGTATCGAAGAGCACAAACTTCCTCATGCGTTGATAGCCGTGCATCAGTTGCGTCAATGGTGGTCATGATCAGTCTTCTGCTTTTGGTTGCTCAACAGGTGTCGCCCCTTGGGCAGCGGCCTGCTTCTGAATTTCGTTGATCAAGCCAGCCACTTCCACAAACGGGCGAGTGCCCAGGTATTGCAAGATGCCGTTGATCAGTTGCGTTGAAAGTTTCAGTTCGTCCATGTCGTTCTCCGTGTAGTTGCCGCTGTCAGGGCCAGCGGTATGCCCTCATTAATTATGCAGACCAGGGAACGCCGGTTGCAGTTACCGGGTTCTTTTGAAGAGCAATGTTCTGAGCCAAAGCAGCCTCAGTGGCGTCTTTGGAGACCCCAGAGTCCCAGCACCACTCCAGCACTTCTTGCTGAGTGACTTGGTTGTACGGGACTGTGGGAGTGCCATCAGCCCATGAGCAAGTCGAATAGATGGAGGCTGTGTAGTCTCCATCCACGGCTGTGGCAGTCCAATGTGCCGTTGTGATGAAGCCGTTGGAGACTTCGTAGTTGGTGGTTGTGATTGTCCAGGTGATAGTAGGGGTGGTCATGGTTTACTTTCCTTCAAGTTGAGCGACACGTTGCCGCAGGGATTGGATTTCTTTGACAAGCATGGGGACGAGCTTGGAGTAGTCCACACCCATCATCTCATCAGGATTGACTGGCTGATGCACTGCTTCAGGAGCAACGGCTACAAGCTCTTGGGCTATGAAACCATACCTCTGATGACTGCCGTCAGACTTCCAATCGAATGACCTAACTTGAATGTCGTCGATAAGGCTGGATGCTGCCGGGGCGTCAACAATATTTTCTTTCAGCCGCTGGTCAGAGGTTATGTTGTAAAGAACACCTGTTGTGCCGTTCTGTGTGATAGAGCCAATCGTTGTAGCGTTGTAGTTGTACCGCTCATACATAGTTCCGCTAGCAGCTCCATTAAGGTGGCTCAAGTCAAGCCCCCCAGTGTTGCCAGCCCCGTAGCACATACTGTATGAGTTTGCTGGGCCTTGAATTGTCTGTGCTACAAGAAAATTCCCACTGGAGTCGATACGGGCGCGTTCGGCGGTGCCGGTAACAAGTATCAGATTATTTACGGCGCGTACCGCAAAGTCATCATTTGACCCAGTTGGAATGACTAAATGGTACGGACTTCCTATATATCCTTTTGGCGTTCCCGATCTAGAAAATGTAAGAAATCCACCGTTAGTTTCAGTTGAATCAAACAGCGAAATTGAAGAAGAAGATGTTTTAACATGAAGTCTCTGGCTTGGAGATGTTTCTCCCAACCCCAAATTCCCACTCGCATCCAGCGTCATTGCCTGAGTAAATGTGATAGCGTTACCTGCGGTGCCGGAGGGGGCGGTGAACCACTGGTGAGCGCCAGCAACTTGTTGATAGCGACTGGCTGAAGATGCGTCTGTGTTGAAGTATTTCCAAGTAGATGCACCGCTGCTGATGGCATTTGCAGTCAGATTGACAGGGTAGTTGTTCGCGCTAATAGCTTGGGCTGTAAGAGCGCCGCCATCACCAGCTTGAGCGAACTGAAATGCAACTCCATAACCACCTGTACTCGGCGTCACCCCCAAGCCCAGGTTGCCGGAGGAGTCGAGGCGCATCTGCGTAGCCGTACCACTGGCGCTAAAGTCCATGTAGTTATTGCCATATGTAGCAGCAGAAATATACGCAGTTACAGAAGTTCCGCCAAGAGCGTAGTTTGTCCAAATCACGCTACCAGTTGCAAAACCGCCGGTAATGTTTGTTGGGGAAATATTCAAACCCGCATTGGATATAGTGCCGATTCCATACGCGCCAGTCGGGTTGACTTGGATTTTGCTTTGTGGCGAACTCGTCCCTATACCCAGGTTGCCGCTGGAGTCGAGGGTGGCTGCTGTTGCAGGACTGCTTCCAGTTTGAAAATAGTGCGCTATTGCCGTGTACGTCAAAGGGGTAAAAGCACTTGTCGATCTGTTGTACCCGTTCAGAGATGCACCGCTACTCACTCCAGACGTTGGGTTAATCTCAAGGCCGTTTGCGCCCCCGTTTGAAACCACCAGTTTGTTGGCGGGATTTGTTATCCCTATACCCAGCCCTGTGCTGGTCAGGCGCATTTGTTCGGAGCCGCCAATATCAAAAAGCATAGAGCCGGTGCCCGACGTACCCAGCGAAAGTCTTCCGGGGGCTGAAGCATGCGATTGCCCAAACGCTAAAACGTATGCACCAGCAGCCGCTGCATCGCCGCCTGCCAAACGGACATAGCTGGTTGCCGAAGTGCGATAAATCTCCGCAGGGACAGTCAAATTCGTCCCATCAAACGTCAGCGCAGACCCAGTGGTCAGGACTTTGCTGCCGTTGAGGTAGGCCACACCGTTTGCGGTGCCTCCGGAGAGAGTCACGTTGCCAGATGCGCTGATGTCAGTCAGTCCAGACAATGCGCCTGCATCGCTCAGGATACCAACGGAGTTCTGGATCAGCTTGCCTGTGGTCAGATCAAAACGCGCCAGAGCGTTATCGGTGGCAGATGCCGGGCCAACCACATCACCAGACGCACCTGCCGACGAAGCCAGCAACGTCACCACACCGGAACTGTTCTTGAAATACAGTTTTCCATCCGCGTAGTTCAGCGCAAGTTCAGCACCAGATGCGCTGCTGGTCAGATTCGCAGCCAAAGGCACGTTGGATGCAGTGCCGCTGGCATAAATTAAAATAGGAGTATACCCACTGGCGGCCATGTTAAACCTCTTTTCTTACTTTTTGACGACGAAGAATCCATGATGCTTTAATGGATTCAGACAATTTTTTTCTAGTTTCCTCACTGGGCGATGCTTGTTTTTTGCCTTTATGAGCCAAAGACAATTTGCGCTTTGACTCATCAGTATGTTTGTGTCCAACACGCCCCTTCAAAGCATCAGCAATTTTTTTGCGTGTCTCTTCATTTCTTGGCTTGCCAAGCCATGGCTTAGATGGGTTTGCTTTTTTGGCTTCAGCAATTCGATTTTTTGTTTCTTCGGAATGATTGCGCCCAAAAAAATGATTCTTTTCACCCAGATGGGCTTCGCGCATTTTTGCCTTAGTTTCCTCTGAAGGCAAATATCCTTGCATGGAATCCAATCGTTTTTGAATGGATTCAGGCGTGTGTTTGTAACCAGCAACGCCCGTTCCACCATTGGTGACATTTGTCAGTTGAACGCCCATGCCCCGAAAAGTTTCAATCAAAAACACTTCGTGAGCAAAAGCTTCTTTTTCGTCTTCCCATCGTGCCAAGATTTCAATCTTGTAGTCAGGATACTTGGCAACAATGTGGTTCCAATGGTTATTGCGATAGTCCCTTGACCACGCACGACGACCACGGCCCTTCCCGATGTAGAACACCGAGTTGTCTGGTCTGAAGTGTGCGTATGTGTAGAACATGGCCTCAGAATGCCCCGCCTTGAATCCCGCCTGTCAAACTTCCAGTGCTTGGGTTTACCGTCAGGTTGGAATTCACCAATTGTGGCAAATTTCCACTGGTTGCGGACACGAACGTCAGGTAATTCGTCGCATTGGTCGAATTGGCTGTGATCGCCGTGTTTGTTGCATTTGTTGCGGTGGTTGCGGTGCTTGCGTTACCACTTAGAGCAGCCGTGATAGTCCCGGCGCTGAAGTTCCCAGATGCGTCCCTGGCCACAATCGCACTGGCCGTATTCGCGCTCGTCGCAGTCGTGGCGCTGTTTGCAACTTTGCCAGCAGTCGAGATGGTCGAAAGGTAGATGTCAGAGATCGCCGAGGCGTTCCATGTGCCTGCGGTCAGCGTACCAACCCCGGTGATGCCGGTGTATGAACCGCTGATATATGCCGACCCAACTGTGCCCGAAGTGATCTGGTTGCCGTTGATGGCAATCGCAGTCGATGCCGCAGCCGTCAATTGACCCTGAGCATTGACCGTAAAAGTCGCAACCGAGCTTGCACTTCCATACGATGCGGCAGTCACCGCTGTGTTGGTGATGCTGAACTGAGTTCCGGTCAAGGTCAGGCCGGTGCCGGCACTGTAAACCTGTGCCGCGGAAACCTGGGCAAACGTAATGTTAGTTGTGCCGAACGTGATGACGCCAGAGGTGTTGCAGGTGTAGGTATCACCTGCTGCAATCGTGCCCTGCTGCACAAAAACCGTCGATCCCTCACTCAGGCCATTGGCGCTGTTGATGACGTAGGTGTCTGCATCAGAAGAACGGGTGAGCACCCAGTTGGTCGATCCAGAGCCGACGTTCGTCACCACATAGATGCCGTTTTGCGTCTGGTTGGCTTGCTGATAGATCAGCACGCGATCATTGACCGCAACAGTCACGCCGTCGAGCACCAGTGCGGCTTGTGTGCCTGCGTTGGTCAACGTGGCACCAACACCAGAGGCACCGTTGTTGTAGGTTGCAGTCAGAGCAATCGTCGACTCCACTCTCACCGGCTGATGAAAATGAATGCCAGAAGCCACCAAAGTGTCAACGTACTGCTTGGTGGTCAATTGAAGCGCAGTCGTCGGATCCTGGGTTACCGCAACCGATGTAAGGCCGCCCAGAGTCACGCTTGAGCCGCCCAAGGAGATGGCGGTTGTGCCAACAGTCACTGAAGAGTTCGTCAGCGCCCCATTCGGGATGTTGGTCAGCGTGTTCGTTGAGCCACTGATGCTCTTGTTCGTCAGAGTCTGCGTGCCCGTCAGCGTGGCCACGGTCGAGTCAATTGCAATGGTGACCGGGTTTGATCCGTTGTAGCTGCTCCCAGACAGACCCGTACCAATGGTCAGCGCATTTGATGCGGTGGCCGTCACTGTGATCGATCCACCAAGAGAGACCGAAGACCCGTTGATGGTGATCGCGCTGTTTGTCAGGCCGGCATTCGGTATCGTGGCGACCGCTGTGATAGCACTCGTGCCGTTCCCGACCAGATACCCGGTCAACGTACTCGCTCCAGTGCCGCCGCTGGAGACGTTGAGCGTTCCACCAAGGGTGATGGCTCCAGTCGTTGCGGCAGATGGAGTCAGTCCCGTAGAGCCAGCGCTGAATGTCGTCACGCCTCCAGCTTGAGAAAACTGCCTCCACTGCCCCGACGCATAACCGTCAAAAGTCTGCGTGGTGCTGTTGAAGCGGAACTGTCCTGGGGCTCCAACCGGCTCCTGCACAGCCGTGCCGACCGGGATGACCATACCGGCAGTGCCTGGGATGATCGGATCAGAAACCATTGAGATGGTCGGATTGCCACCCTGGCCATTTCCGTTGGCCACACTGATCTGATTTGCGGTGCCAGCGATCAACACGCCGCCTGCGGTAGCCCCGTTCTGGAAAGCCAAAAGACCCGTCCCACCGACCTGGGCGATGGCCGAAATCAATCCATTCAGAGAGATCGTCGGGTTTCCAGAAACACCGGATCCGTTAGAGATGGCAAGTCCGGTACCGGAAACCGCCACAGAACGGGCAGAAACGGCCCCAGAGCCGGTTTTGACAATGATCCCTGTACCAGCACCCTCCAAGGCCCCAGAGGTGCCATTGAGCGTGATCTGAAGGGTCGAGAGCGCACCACCGTCAAGCAGGCCGATCCCGGTGCCACCAGAAAGCGCCCGACTGTTGATCAGGGTTGGCTCTTGATTGAGCGTCAGGAAGGTCTGCGTCTGAACCGGAGAGCCGGCCAAAGCAGCCGCAGTCGTGCGCACGGTCTGCCCGTTCTGGACGATTGGGACTGACTCAGTGCCAGTAATAGGACCGGCCGCAGGCAGTTGGGTGATGGTAATGTTTGGCATATCAGGGCTGGATCTCCAAACCGTCAAGGTTGCCGTTGTTCTCCGGCGTGTCAATATTTTGCTCAGGAGACAACACCGCACCGCCGTAAGGCTCACCAGCACTCAAATTGTTAGGATTGACCGCAACCGAAACGTCCGGCCTTGGAAACCGAATCGTTATCCTTTCGGTTTTGCGAGCGGGCAATCGGTAGGGGTCAAAGTTGTCGGCGCACCCTTCATTACAGACTTGTAATCCAGGAAAGTTGGGATCGCTGCGCATCACTGCGTGCGGGCGCTTCATCTTGCACCGGTCGCATACTGCGATTGCGATGTCAGAGTAGCCGAGGGTGTCAAGGAAGATCGGCATGGATCAACCAATCACGCGGTGTACGGATGTATGTTCGGCGCGAAGTAGATCGGCGACTTGTCGCGCTCCTCGGCCTCTGCCAGACCCAGGTACTTGTCGGCCTGCCCATCAAGGTACTGGATGCGGGCCGCATCGACCCCAGGCAACTCCAAGCTCATCCGGTGAGCCAGCATGAAGACGACGGCCTCAAACCACCGCTGCGGCACCTCAAGCTCGCCGTACAGGTCGCCAACGTCCATAATCTGGCGCGAGTACCAGACCGTCATCTGCACAAACGGGTCCGAAGGCACCGGCCACAGGTAAATCTCCGACTGCGGGATTGTCCGGTTGAACCAAAACTGGAAGGGCTGGTTGGCCGTGAAGTTCTTGTTCGGCAGGTTGGTGTAGTCGTCCCGGTTCAGCCGGGCCATCGTGATTTCGGTCGAGTTGTTGCCGAAATAAAGCTCACGCAGCACCAAAGTGTTGCCGCCGGTCTCTCGGATGCGGTAATACTGCACCGTCTGACCAGCCTCAATGTCGTACCAGAGCCACTCGTTGTTGACCCAGGTAGTCACCCCAGGCGCAAGCAAAGTGCTCCAGGTGATCCCGTCAACCGAATACTCAAAAACAGCGTTGAAGGAACCAGAAACGCCCGGCAAAACGCCGATGGAGCCAATGTAAACCGGATCATCGGTGCCGTAATTGACAGAAATGTTGCCGTTGGCCGATGTCTGGGTGCATGACGTGTCGATGTTGTTGTCAAAGGCGTTCCCGACAATGCCGCCGGCACTTGAGGCATACCCCCCGGTGCTGTTTGGGGTCGGCCGGTTCATCCTGCGATACAGCGCCTGCAACACATCATTGCCACCAATGGGAAGCTTGTAGACGTAGTTGTTGGCCTGGAGACCGTAAACCTTCTTGTCGATGGCCCAATACTGGATGCCGATGTTGATCAGGTTCGACAGCAGGAAGTACAGTGACTCCCTGGCGCTCAGAAGCTGCTCGGAGGTCAACTCCTCGGCCAATTTCCCGCAGCGACGCGCCCCGTGATCAATCAGGGTCTGGACTTGGATGACAGTCGTGCCGACGGTACCAGAATAGGCCATGCTTTACCTCACCATCCAGGGCAATTCCAACGCTTCATGGAGGCTCGAGAACGGCTGCCCTCTTCGCTCTTCTCCGCAATAGACCCCATTCTCGCGCAAAAGGAGTCCCGGCGGGAGCCCCCTTGCGGCTGCGGGGCCTTCAAATTTGCACCGGTCTCTCGGTTGTACTTCGCCCGGCCCTTGGCCGTCAGGCCTGCACCCTTTTCAACAGGCAACTTTTCACCGCGACCGACAGCAAGAGATACCCCGCCGCTCTTCATTTTTTTCTCAGAAAACATCTTCTCAACCATGCCCAGCCGTTGAGGCTTAGTCGTCACATCGTTGACAATTTTCAATCGCTCAGATTTGCTTTTAGATGGCTCATAAAAACCAGCCTTTTTCAAAGACTGGACAACTCCACCATCTTTCATTTTTTTGTCGGCCTTGACAAATTCTTTGCCGACCTTTTGTGGCACACCACCAAAGCCGCCTTTGGTGTGGGCGGCGGCTTGCATCAAACGATGTTGGGCTGGTGATTTGCTTGGCATGATTAGTCAGGGTTCTTAATGTAGATGCCTTCAAACTCAGCAGACACATTAGAAGCCCCTGCTGAAGCAACAGCCCTAAGTTCAATGTCAGTTTTTTCAGCAAAAGCAATAGGAGTGTGCAGGTCAAGCACAAAGTCTCCACTGCCGGGTGTTCGTGTAGAACTTTGCTGTCTAAACACGCCACCAAATGGGCGTTGAATCAACTGGAAGTTTGTAAATGCGTTTGCAGTTGCGTTTCCAGATGAGTAGAAAGTTCCCATTAAATACAGGGTGTATCCCGCTGGCACAGTCCAAAACGCCATTTGCGTTTGGTTTGCATTAAAGGCAATCATGCCGTAAACGGTTGCTGGTACACCAGAAGTAACAGTGCCAGTACCAGCGTAAATAGTACCTGCGGCAGTTGCACCAGAGCCAGCGGTAACAACAAACATACGAGAAATACGCAAGTAACTATTAACAGTGTTGACTTCGGTCTGACCGTTAAGAATTACTGTTTCGCTAATTTCGTTGTAGTTAGCGTCAAGACCAGCAATTGAAATTGTTCTTGCGCCAGTCCCAGCCGCCGCGTCATCCGCGCTGGAACTAGAAATTTTCATAACAGTTGCGGCAGCAGGATACGCATATGTTCCGCCTTGCGCCCAAACTGTTTCAACAGATGTACCAACATCACCATTGATGCCAAACTGATATAAGGCTTTGTGTCCATCAACTTGCCCACGGGCCACCTGCAACTCAAACGGCTCATACGCGCCCTGACGGGTCGCGGAAGAATATGTTCCCATTTTTCAATCCTCAAGGAAAGCGGGGGCCGAAGCCCCCACCTTGTTTCAACACTTCACTGCGCCGCCACGTTTTCTGCCAGGAGACACAGTCACGGACTTCTCAGTCTTGGTAACAGATCCGGCAGGCTTTTCAGCCTCTTTTGAGGTGAACAGGCTTTTTGCACCCTCAATCATCCGGCGAGGAATTGAACGGATGGCCTTGGCCATGCCCATCTCTTCCTCGGTCGGGCCGATTGATTTGTCGTAGGCGCCCTTGGACATGTCAACCTTGCCGCCCTCGTTCATCTTCTTGCCGTACTTGCTGTAAACCTCGTTGGAGTACGCCTTGGCCTGTTTCATGGCCGTAGCGTTCTCGCTCTTGAAGTTCTTCTGCAAGCGGCCTTGAGCAGCAGTGACACTGCCGCCTTTCTTGAAGGTGCCAGAGAGTTGGTTGATGCTCACGGGAGTCGATGGGGTCTTGCGACCCTGGGGCATCGCTACGGGACGGCCGGTGTCAACAAGACCCCCCGTAGCGTAGGCTTTTTTTGCGGCACCACCTTTGCGGTATCCGCCGCCGTTTGCCTTCGCCACGCCACCGGTAGCATACCCACCGCCGTTGCCCAATTTCACTTCACCGGTTTTGGCCGGCGAGTTATCAGGCTTGGCTGTGTGCATCATGGTGTCACGGTAAGCACCGCCTTGGTTTTCGGTGTTGATGATGCCGCTCTTTGGAACGCCAGCCATCTTAACTATGCCGCCCTTCTTGTAGCCGCCCTGGCCCATGACTACACCGCCCGTAGCGCAGGCCATGCCGCCGGTCTTCAGGCCCTTGTGGGCCTTTGATGCAGGTTTGTCCTTGTGGGACTGCATCTCGGATTTCAGGCCTTTGATAGCCTTCATCTCAGACTTGTGCATGGCTTTGGACTCGCCGCCCTCTTTCATCATGCGTCCAGCCATACCAACCGGGGCCGCAGGAGCAGCACCGGCAGGCATAGCCATCATTGCACGACGACGAGCAGCCATCGAAGGCCGCCCAGGGGAAGCAGTGGGCATCATGCCACCGCGAGCAGGCATTGAAGGAGCGGGCATGCCGCCCATCTGCATCTTCTTCTCAACCTTGCCGCCTTTTTTGAGCTTCAGTTCAACCGAGGGCTCAGTGGTCATCATTTTGACCATTGGCTTGAATTGACCCATGATTACCGCTCCTTCGCAACGAAGATGTAATCGACCGTCATGGTTTTGGCCACGGCCTCACCATTCTGAATCGCAAAAGTCGGCGTCAAGTCTTCGTCATCAACCAAATTGGTGGTTACCGAAGTTCCTCGGGTCACGCCATTTACGGAATACTCAATCACCGATGCGCCGTCGTAGTAAAAACCAAGGCGAATGAAAGTGTCATTTGCCACGGTAGCCACAGACGTAGTCGTGGTGGCGGTGCCGTTCTTCTCGACCACCAAGCTCACAGATGTAGAGCCGTCGGCCTTGATGAAAAACACGCCATCAGAGACATCCAGCGGAGTGCTGTCAGTGATTTGCAGACCGATGACGAAATCCGATTGGGTTGCGTCACTGATTTTGAAGCGAGCTTCAAAGAACAGTTTCTTGCCGGAAGCAAAGCGAAAGGATTCGCCAACCTTCTGCAAGGACACAAGATCGTCGTCCGCTGCTGTGTTGGTGAGCAAAAGTAGACCGCCATCACCGTCCGTCAACGCCTGAGTAGCGCCCGCCTGCGTTTCAGTTACTGTCCAATTTGCGGCTGTGTAATAGTCGAAATCTTCAAAGTAAGTGTGAAACAGGGTGGGCGCCGGCATTGCCAGATCAGCAAACGGCGAATCTTCTCCTACGTTGGTTACCCCGTTGGGGAAACGAGTTACGAGCAGATTTGACATTTGGTTCTCCTGTAGAGAGGGAGGCCGAAGCCCCCCATCTCATGTTTAGACGCCCGGTGTGCCATACATGGCACGCCAATCGGTGAAGCCAACATCGTAACGCTCGGTGGCCTTGTAGCGCATCGAATCAGTCTCGAAGTCACCTTCCATGGTCTTCTCCAGCTTACGACGCATCAAGAGCTTCATGCCCTCGGGAGCGTCGGTCTGGACCCACCATGCGCTGGGGTTGGTCAGACGCGACAGAACAGCGGCACCCTCGTCCAGCAAGCCGATGGACTTGATGGGGTTGATGTCGTTGTTGGCGTTGCCAGCACGCAGCACAGACTTCAGCAGCACTTCGGCCTGGAAGACGTTGCCAGGAGCGACCACCAGTTGGCGGGGCACCAGACGGATCTTCTTGCCGTTGTTGTCCACAGCCTGACGGATCTGGATCAACATCTGCTCAAGCGAGGTCTGCGACAGGTTGGCAGCGGTGGCCAGCAGGTTGCTGGTGGTACCGTTGACGATGGGGTGCGAGGCGCTGTTCAGAGCCACGCCGTCGCCGCCAGGATACGAGGCATTGAAGGCGCGGTTCAGCACGTTGGCCGACAGCGTCTCTTTGGTCTCGACCAGAGACTGGGCGAGGTGACGAGCGTAAACCTGACCGATACGGATATGGTCACCGTCCTCAACCAGCACTTTGGTCAGCGCGAAGGCCAGACCATACACGTTGTAAACGTAGCGCTTGAGGAACAGCACACCACCCTGCTGATAGCTGACGGGGGTGCCGTCAGGCAACTGCGGGGCAGCGCCAAAGCCGTACAGGACGGGCTCTTCGTGGTAGTTACGGGGGATACCTTCCTGCTCGCGGAACACTCGGCTCCACTCGTCGGTGCGTTGGTCGTATACACCATCAAAGCACTCGTTCAGGATAGGTTCAACAATTGACCGAAAGTCGGTACTGCGCATTGGAGCGGCCATGATTCACTCTCCTTAGATGGCGTTCACGGACGCATTGAACTGCGACTCGTTGATGGTTACGCGAACAATCGTGTACGCATCGCCCCACTCATTGTCGGGGTACGGAGCCAGATCACGGATCAGCATCTGTGCGCTGTTGCCTGCGCCCGCCAGGGTGGTGGACAGAGTGCATTGCGACAGACCGGTCACAGTGGAACCAGCGGTGGTGTTGCTCAGATCGGCCATGTCGCCGACAGAGGTTTGGGCCAGCGAGCCGGCAGCCTGGATTTCATAAACGATGTTGGGATCGTTGTAGAAATATGCCACGCACGAACCGGTTTGGTATGCCGTGTTGGCAGGCCAGTTGTTCGAGACGCGACGACGACCAGTGGTGTCGGTGAACTCAACACCAGCGAAAGCGCCTTGGAAGGCGTCGCCAGCAGCCGCAACAACCAGAACACCGCTCGAGTTGAGCTTGACGGGTTGGCCCTTGAGGATGTCGGTGTTATAAGCCGACGCAATACCGTTAGCCAGCGCCTGAGCGCGATCCAAGCCGGAGGGATGGAACGCAGGACGCAAGCCGAACGGAGCATTTGTAGCAGACATAGTCTTACTCCTTGGTTATCCCTGAAATACAGGGGATTTCACAGTTCGGTCGAAATTGCCAAATCCCTCGCCTTCAACCGCACCCAAGGATTTCCCTGAGCTATCGCGTGCTCCCTGAAGATTCTCTGCCTGGACGCGGATCTTGTCCGCCTCCTCTTGAGGAGCCTCATGGTGCATTTGCAGCATGATGTCCTGATAGATCTCCATTGGGATCTTGAACAGGCGCATCTCGTTGCATGCGATAAAACCGATGTCTTCGCCAGCCTTTACGCGGTAATTCTCGAAATTTGGCAATTCATCTGCGCTAACAGGTATATAGCCAAGTCGCATCCGCTTATCAATGCTGTCGTATCCATTGGTGGTCGATAACCAGCAAAGGTGCCATCCCGGAATATCCGGAACTTTTGGCAGCGCACTTTGTGTCCACTCATCGCTCCACATCTTCCGACGTTCCTGCGCTGACATGAACTTCTCTTCGGGAGCGGCTCGGGTCTGATCTTGCGAAGATCGTGTCTCACGGCCGCCGGCGTTGAGAGTTTTTTTGAGACGTGTATCCATAATGTTTAGCTCCTTTTGTTTCGTGCATCCTGGGCGTATCGCTTAATCATCCGACTGCGTTTTTGAGGATCATCCCAAAAGCCGGCTTCCTTCATTGCTCGGACCTGTTCAGGCTCCAAAACAAATTCGTTGCCGCCTCCGCGGTTGGCTGACTCACGACTCGACCCAGTCACGAAGCTTCGGGGGCTCCTTCTGGACGGACTTTCGTCTTGTGATCGAGTATAACGGTGTGGCAAACGCTTTTGCAAGCGGTTGTCAAGTTCTTCCCAATAATCTTTTGTCGAAGGATCCCAGCCCTCTGCAACCAGCCGGTTGTCAATGACTTTGGCAATTGCCGTGTCCTCGTCGCCGGAATCCGGGCTGTACCAGGAATTGCGCTCCATCCAGTCATTGGCCAGTCTGACCAATTTGGGATTTGCTGGAGCATTTTCTTGGGCGCCGGCCTTGGCTGCACGCTCTTTGTAGCTTTGCATCGCCTCCAGTTTGCGCCGGCTGTCGTACCAAAGCTCCTGGGCCTTGGTAAATGCGGCGCCGTCCGAGTTATCGGTGGCCTCCTGCATTTTGCGTTGGGCATATTGCAGACGATATTCCTCGTCCTCAATAGCCTTCTCAAACCGGGCCAAATCAGCCCCGTGAGTCTTGCGCTCCACGACGGACAGTCGGTCCATCAGGTCTCGGTTCTGGCGCTCGAGCATTTGCAGCTTGGCATCCTTCTCCTCGTTGGTGCGCTTGATGTAATCCTTCTTGGCCCGGCGGCGGTTGCGCCTTGCCTCGCGGATGGCATCGGTATCGTCGGGATGATCTTCATCACCGCCGTCGTCTTGAGAATCCGCACGCTCTTCTTGGGCGTCGGGGGACTCAATGCTGTCAGGAAGTTGAACGGTGACCGATCCGTCCTTTTCCTCGACAACTGAAATTTCTTCGGTCTGGTCTTTTTCTGTAGTCACAGGAAGGCCCTCATCGCAAGTGGATTACCGGTGAGTTTTGCAATCACCTCATGATCGTTCAGAACCATAAACAGTGCCGGATCCTCAAAATCGTCATCGTTGGGGACTTTGACTTCCCAACGATCACCGCCCCACTTGGGGACGCGGATGTAGTCGCCGACGGCGCACCAAGACCCCTCTGGCCATGCCTGCATCGTGTCTCGATGCTTGAATGCCAGCGGACCAATCTCGACGACCTTGGCCACCATGTTCTGCCACTTCTCGGTCTCTTTGGTTTCTTCGACCAAAATAATCCCAGCGCTTGTTGCCTTCTTTTTGGTGCGGCGCAACTGTACAAGAATGCGTCCGCCAAGAGGTTTAGCACCGGGGTCTACGCTCGGAAAAGCCCAAGCCAACTCAGCTTCGTCAAAAGCTACCGGTTCACTTATTTTCATCATCTTCCCTCATCAGGTTACTTAGGATGTCAAGGGCCTCCTGTAAGCCCGCGTAATGTCCGACCATGCGGTGGTAAGCCTCCCAGTTCGCTGCATTACCAGCAGCGAGGGACGCGGCTATTTCAGCCTGCCTAGACTTGATGCCACCAATCAGGTCGCCAATGGTTTTCATTTTTTCTTCGCTTGTTGCAGACCTCCTTGAGGTTTAGAGCCAGACTGGCCCTTGGGTTGCATGCTCGAGCCGTCAAGCTTCTCGCCCATGGCGATGCGCTTCCTCTGGGGCACGTTGATACCTTTTTGCTCTTGATCACTCATAGCCATACTGGCCTCCTTGGGGTTGTACAGCCTTGACCTGCTCGAAGTTGAGCTTGGCCGCATCTCGCGTTAGGCGGGCTGTCTCGATGCGCTCTTTCATCTCGTTGTCGCCGCGGGCGATGGCCAGCTTCAGTTGCATGGCCTCCATCTCGCGCTCTTGCTTCTGCTCAAGCTCCTGCATGTCCATCTGAATCCTTGCAGCAAGCTCCTTGTCCTTGAGTTGCATCTCGGCCTGATCGCGGGCCTGCCGGCGTTGGGTCTCGGCCATGCTGGTATCCAGCAAAACCTTGACATCAGGCGGCATCTGCGGTTGGGGCTTGAATTGCTGCAAGCCCTGCATGAGTTGCTGGATGACAGGCAGGATTCCCTTGAGGGTCTGGTCCGCATCCATCTCAACATGCTGCGATGCGGCGCCGAACATTTGGTCTAGGATCTTCGGGTCGTTGTGCAACTCGTACTCGGGCATCTTGCCGCCGATGGCCTTCTGGACGTAGCCGCTCATGCGGTTGAGGTACCACAGCACAATGTGCTGCTTGATGTGATCCACCGCCTTTGGCAGGTACGAAGGCGCAATCATTGGGTTGGAGCCGAAGATCGGGCTCTTGGCGAAGTCCAGGTGCGTCTGGATGTGGCCCAAATGGTCCTGCTCGGGGTAAGCAAAGGCCGCCTGCCCGATGGCCATCGCTACGTTCTCGTTGGCGGCGTCCTGCTTGACCGGAGAGGGCACGTCGGTCATCAGTTCGTTGATGCCGGGCACCTTGATCTGCTTGAGGAAGCGCTGAATGACCGCCCGCTTGTTGAACAGGTCCGGGTTTTTGTCCATGATGGCCATAACCGCCTGGGTCTGGGCCATCCGCTGGGTTTCGCTGAAAATGTGGGGGTCGGACACCGGAATCACGTCGGTGATCCGCATGAAATCCTCGCGCTTGATGTCCAAATCCTCGACGACCTCGCCACGCTGCATGTCGTCCAGGTACCAGCGGTTGATCCGGCTCAAAACACGCAGCACGCGCCCCTGAGACTCGTGCAAACGGGCGTGAATAGACGAGAAAACAGCCGCGCCCTGCTCAATCAGCGCCTGGGTGGTGCCGACAGGGGTGTTGGAGTTGACGTCGGCGATCTTTTCCTCGGCCGTGGTCACCACACCCTTGGCGGCGTTGGTCAACCAGCCCAAAAGCTGATACAGCACCTGCGAAGGCGGGTTAAATGGCATGGGCATGGCCAGCTTGCGCACGTCATCCACGCCTGGGGCGCCCTCGATCTCCACAACCTGGGTGACTTCGACCTCCTGGGACTGCCCAGAAATCTTGCCGCCCTTGAGCTTCAGGAGCGTCGCAGCGTTGTTGATGTGGGCAGAGTCCAAAAGGGCCCGCAAAGAGCCTGTAAGGGCCGCGGAGAGACCTCCAATAAGCTGCGGCAGGCCAACAGCGTAGGCGCCACGCCAAGGAATGAACTTGAACTCGATGACCCAGTCCAATTTGGTCATCGTGTCGTCGCCTTCCTCCCAGTTCCGGTACAAACCGATGACCTCGGTCGACAGATCGTCGATCATCAGGATGTACGGGGCCATATCGCCCTTGGTGATCGGGTCGTCCTCAAGTTCCAGCCATGTGTAGACGTGGTAAACCCGGCGCAGACCGTCCTCGTTCTCGTTCGGGGACTTGCCTTCGATCTTGTTGTTGGCCTTTTGGGACGCGGTAGGCTCCGGGTCCATCGTTGCGCGGGTCAGAGCGGTGTCTCTGTACAGCCCAGCCTCAATCCGGCGCTTGAATTCCCACTCGGAGATGTCGTCAACCTCAGTAAAACGCTGGGCGGTGTAGAAGTTGGCCGATGCGAAGGGCAAAAGCACGTTGTCGATGGGCAAAAACTGCGCACAGGGACGCTTTTTCTTCTCGTCGTACCAGAGCTTGAGGTATTGCGAGCCACCAAGAGGCAGTTGGGTGAGCAATTGCTCCTGCTCGTCGCGGAATTCCTCGATCTGCTCGGTCAATTGCCAGTTCATGTAGTCGCGCTTGCGCTCGGCAGACGCAGTTTTCTCCTCAGTAACGTCGCCCAGGATCTTGGTCTTGGTCGGGCCGTCCGGCGGGAACATCTCCTTGATGGCCCTAGCTGCAAAATCAATGCATGCCTCGGCCATTACGGGGTGAACGACCTTCGATGCGCCCTGGAAGTTGGCTCCACCAGGGGCGTCGTTGCCCATGCCGGTGCGCTTGATGCCCTCTTCGTACTGCTTGTCGCGCTGTTTGCGGGCCTCTTTGTCCTTCTCAACCAGTTCGATGTAACGCAGGGCCATCTTGTCGAGGTCATATGCGCTGGTGGCGTCGCCGTCTGCTAGGTTGGCGTAGAAGTCTTGATCCTCCATCGGCCCCTTGCTATCCATGCGGACGATGGCCGAGCCGTCTGGAAGCTCCTCAATCTCTGCTTCGTCCATGGGCATGTCAACGATGACGCCCTCTTCGTCGTCTTGGTCCTGGGGCTCGCCTCCAACGAAACGATTGAACTCAGGGTCAATGGGGAATTCTGTAGCCATAGGTCAAACCTTTTCAACTGCGGACAAGCCGCCAACAGCGCCGCCCTTTTTCTTGCCGGTGTACTGCTTCATCAGTTCCTCGAACATCTTCATCTCGTCAATGTATTGCTGGTCAATGCGCTCACGCGGGCCAAGCAACTTCATCATGTTGAACTCCTGCACGCCGGGCTTGAGTTGACTGCGAGCGTATGCAGTGGTGTCAGGAAACGCGATCTCATAAGGAGTCGGGTACTTGCTGCGGCCAATCATGGCGCCAGGGATGTCCGTGTCGTAGGTCGGGTGAGATGACTCGCCAGCCCTGAGAGCAGCGCCGGGCTGCATTCTGCCGACAGAAAATCCACTGACGCCCGTCTCCAAATTTCTGAGTTCTGGGTGCGTGATGGCGGTCACCACATCAAGGCCATTTGGCAGCCCCAACTCGTCGGTGATCGTCGGCTTGGTCAGGGTCTCGGCGATGTGCTTTCTCAGCTTGGAGTTCAATTGCGACTGAAGCAGAACATCGACGGGGTCATCAAACCCTGGGAAGTTCGGGAACTTGCCATACTTTGGAGAACCTTCGCGGATCACCTTGTTCAACTGCTCCATCTTTCCTGGGCTCAGTCGCTCGGGTCGCTGGATTGCAAGCAAGGAGTCAAGATTGTGGATCGCAAAGTTGGCCGAGTCGGGCGCCATCTTGATGTACTTGCCAAGCACCGGCGAGTCGTATAACTCAGAAAGCTCGGTGACGTTGGTCTGGATGGGCTTGGCAGCGCCGATGTTGGAAGCCCAGAACTTCTCGTCATCACCAAAGCGAGGGCCACCAAACAGTGGCACAGGGGAATCTGGCGTAATGTCTCCCACGCGGGTAAGCTCGACCGTTGGCTTGGCCGACTCACTCAGGCTGCCGGCCTTGGCTACACCACCCATTGATGGATCGCCTGGGACGCCGACAATCGCGTAGTCCTTAAACTTCTCGTAGTCCAACACCGGCGCCGTTCTTTCGGGCACGACGTTGCGAGTCTCAAGAGGGATGTTCCGCTCGCGCTCAAACTGCTTGCGGGACTTGCCTGCCGGGTTCGTGGTGACCTTGGGGTTCTGGCGGACGAACTCACCAGTCATCTGTTCGGACACACGCTGGGCGATGGGTCGAATCTGCTCCCTGGTCTTTGGCTCTGCCCGAGGGAACACTAGGGGATGCTCAACCTTCTCGGCCTTTTGAGCGCCCTTGAGCAAGTTCTTGATCATCCCGGCCGCACCACCGGCTTGCATTTTGACCTCGCCTCCGGCCCGATTGCCGGTCTCTTTCCTCAACTGCTCAATGTTCTCAGGAGTAACGTTGATCTGCTGGGCTTTCCATTCTTCAAAGCTTGGCAAATCTTTGGTTGATATATGTGCTGTTTCTTTTTTATATCGAGCTTGTTCAGCGGCATTGTCAACGAATTCTTTTCTCATGCCCTTTAATTTAGACATGGCCTCTATGGCAACTTTTGACAAACCACCGCCGGCCATCTTCACCTCGCCGCCGCTGGCTTTTTCAATGTCATCCATGTCCACAACAATTCGAGCCGGAACCTCATCATATCCAAGCGCCTTCAACGCTCGAATTCTGTGCTGTCCCTCCATAATGTACTGAGAGCCAGTCGGGTCAACACCAATGAAAAGAGGCTCAATTTGTTTGGACTCTTTAATCTGATCAGAAAGGTCTTGAATCCTTCTCATCTCATTTGGCGAATCATATCCAGGCAAGAGCGGCTCAAGATTTTTAATGGGGACATTTCTGACCCCGGGAACAATTTCAAAATCAAAGAAGCTGGCTTGCGCCGAATTGAGAAGGCTTTCGGTGGGGCCCATCAATGTGAGGTCTCTAACGCCATCGCTTCTTTGCAAAGAATCAAGCGTTGTTCTTTGTTCTGGTGTCGCAAACTCGTACCAAGCACCCCTGCCCGGAACAATCATTTTCTTGCCGCCTATCTCTTCAACCCGGATCAAGCCCTGGTTATAAAGCGGTCGCAGCTTGACTTTGTCTTCCTTGCTGAACCCGGCAGACGGAACTTCAATTCCACCGGACTTTAATTGGTCAAAATCAATTTGAGCCTGAATTCCGCTTTCTTTTACCGGCTTGACGATCAGATCTTCGGGCAGAACGTCGTAGCTGCCATACGGGAAATCTTGCGCTCGCTGACTTGCGGTCATCCCCTCGCGTGTCTGGGTAGCCCTGGCCTCTGCCTCACCAGCCAGCCGCTTGTAGTATTCCATCGCGGCTTGGCTCTGAAGCTCGCGGTCCATGCCCTTGACGATGCCAGGGATGGACTTCAGGTAATCCTGATACCCGGCTTCCTTGTTGGCCAGATGGGAATACCGCTCGGCGTACTCATCAAAGCTCATAGGAGTTGACGCCTTGGCTCGCAAGTCTTTCAAGATCTCAAAAGCCTTCGGGTCTTGGAAAGCCATCCGCGGGAGTCCACCGGGCGCCATGTCCTCTAGAGTCTGAACGGCGTGCTGCATCTCGTGGAGCATGCTCGAGCGCGGATTTTGTCTCAAGCCCGACTGGGTGACCTCCATCTCCATGTCGTTCTTACCACCTATCAATGATGCTCTCTCGTTTCCAACGCCACGGCCACCTTGCAAGACATTTATGTCCGCAAGCTCAGGATATGCCCGGTACAACTCGGGATGCTCCAGCACAAACTTGGCGCTCTGGCCACGGACATCCGAGAAGCGGCCAAGCTCGTCGGCCTCTTCTTTCAGGCGCTTGACTTGCTCTCGGGCAGGCTTTCTGGCCTCCGTAAGGGCCTTGGGGAACATGTCCTTCTGGCCCATCGGCGTGACCATACGCTGCTGTAGATCAAGGGCCTCTTGCTTCTTCTGCTTGCCCAACTCTTTGAGATCCGTCGGGTTGCGGTAGATCGCCCCAACGTCGCTGATCTCCTGGCGCTGGATGCCGTCAGCGCCGCGGAAGGTGCCGGTCTGACGCCAGATATCCACAGGATCTCTTCCCTCCTGCTCCAGGCGGGCGGCAGCGTCTGCCTTGGCCCGATCCCATGTCTTGGCCTTGGGGCCGATGAACATCCGAGGGACGCCCTCGGTCGAAGCCATAGCAAAGTCTTGAACAGCCCGCTTGATCGCCTTGGGTACGGCCATCGCAGCCCTAGCGCCAGATCCTGGGCCGGTGTAGAAGCCGCCAGCCAACTGGCCAGACCCGGTGAACAACTCACCTACCGGCGTCTGGCTCGCGCCGCGGAAGGGTAGGCGCTTCTCAATGTATTCGGAACCGAACGGCAACTCGTAGGATTCTTTGCCGGTGACACCGGAATAAATAGCACCGGGCAGGTTCAGTAAGTCTGCCGGCAAACCCAGGGAACCAGACACCAGACCGCGGGCAACAGCCACCGGAACGTTCTTTGATGCCTCGCGATCCTGCTGCGACTCCGGCCGGCGGCCAGCACTGCGGTAGCGCGGGGGGACGAACTCATTGAGCGGGTCACCGCCAGCAGTGCGGAAGCGCGGATCAACCGGTTCGCCACCCTTCTTCATGCGGACTTCGCCACCCTTGGCGTAAATGTCAGGCAGAACAACCGCGGATCCGGCACCCCCTTCAGGCATGACCAAGTTGCCAGTCAAGTCCAGTTCATCACGCAACGCTTGGATGTACTCTTCCTGAGTACGGCGCGGGAATGGCTCACGCAACTCAGCGCGGGGAACCAGTCGAACCAGACTTGTGGGCTGACCGGACTGTGCCAAAGCTCGGCTACGGTGACGCCCCTCGTGGCCCGAAATAAAAGGCTTGAGCGGCAGACCGTATTCTTCTTTGTTGATGCCCAAAAACGGAACATCCGAAAAGCCGCCGCGTAACCCCTGGAGGTACTGGACGTATTCGTCAGTGGGTAGCGTGTACTTGTCGACTTCCCCGCTGCTGCTCATGGGGCCTCTGGCCCCCTTGCTTTTGACCAATGGCAGTGCAAACTTTTCAAAGTCCGCAGGGTTCATGGTCATCAAAGCCTGAGCGTTGTCACCAGTGAAGGCGGAGCGAAGCCCCTCTTCCTTGTACATCCGCTCAAGGTTCGGGATTTCGTCGGCAGCACGCTCAACCCGCCGAGCGCCGTAGTCGCCCTTGCTTTGACGCACCGCCTCTTTGACGTTGCTCAACTTGCTGGGAACTACTACCGTTGGGGCCTGGATGATTTTTGTCTCAGCGGCAGGCGGGGTCTTCTTCGCGCCCTTTCCAGCATTGAGCAACCGAGCAATACCACCGGCCTGCATATGAACAGCACCACCAGCGGCCTCGTTCAGGTCGGGCTTGTTGGTGTCGTATGTACCCTTGTTGCCAATGGCCGACTTGACCGCGTTGGGGTTGTAGGACACCACCTCGCTCAGGTCGCCGTCGCGGTACTGCATCAGGCCGTCGTAGCCGGCAGCACGGGCACGGGACTCCACCTCCTTGCCGATGTAGCCCTTGTTCTCGTAGGCCCGCTCCACCATACTGACGGCTTTGTTCTCATCGATCCCGAGCTTGATCAGCGCCTCGATCATCGGGTCGCCCTTGCCCTCAATAACCAGAGGGTTCTTGATCTGGGCATAGACCGGCAGCATGTTGCCGCCAGCCCCACTGGTGTACTCGCCGGCGTAAGTGGGCTTGGGTGTCATGTAGACGCCAGAGCCGAGTGCGCCCTCTTTGCTGGGCTTGAAGCGGCGGATGGCCTCCTGCTTCTTGCCGCCCTCAGTGGCAGTGGTGCCGTGGTACAGGCGCTGCTGCACCTTGCTAGGCTCAATGAACTTGGCAAGGTTGGCCTGACGCTCTGCTGCCGGCAGGGTCTCCTGAGTGCCCTTGAGCAGCTTGGCCAGCTTG